CATGCGCATACCACAGACCCCACTCCAGCATTACAATCTATTCCTGTAGTGCAGTTAGTAATGGTACAGTTAGTTACGCTGCTATACGTGGATAGGCGCATCCCGACCGTACATGCTCTAGCTATACAGTTGCTTATAGTAGTACACAAACTGTATCCCCTACCACATCCTCTTACTGAACACGCGATAGCTGTGCCGTTTACAATACCATAATTACCTGTACCACCTATAACTTCACACGCTACGGCATAGGACCCGGTACTTAAGCGAATAGCGGCATCCGCTGCAGTGGCTCCTGTAGTAGTAACTTTACAATTAAATATTGTACTGCCATCATTTATAAGTACACCGACTGTAGACGCCGTTGTTACTATAAAATTATGGATACCAGTTACCCCACCAAAAACAGTCTGATTAGTACCTGCAACAATAGTAGGTCTATCGGTACCTATAGGGTTATCCCCGCGTGTTGTTTTATAACCTTTATGCTGTATGGCACCTGCGCTACTTCCTATACCGCTAGATGTATTTATACTACCTGTTAAGGTATACGTTCCAAATTTATACCAGGCGATATTTCCCGCTTTCCATGTTTCTAAGAATGCATCTGTAGGCTCACTTCTAGCCCCTCCAACTCTACCCGCACCTGCACTTCCTATCCCAGCAGTACAGCACGCTCTATCAAGAGTAACTGTATTTGTATCTGTATACGCAGTTATGAAAAATGGTTGAACTAAAAAGTTAGTTCCGCTTGCAAAGTAAATTGCATTTCCAATCATAGCGGCTGTGAAGCCACCAGTCGCACTGGTTAGAGTTGTATTATTCTGGGCTGCGGCACAATCAGTTAAAACTAATTGTGCAGCATCTTGGAGAGTGTAGTCAGTTCCTGCGTTTACTAAGGCAGCGTCAAAACCCCCACCATTTGTAGTAGTTCCTGTTGCTCTAAACTCCCAAACTGCTGTTGCTCCGATTGTCATAGCTTACCCTTCTATACGTCTATTACTTGTATATGATATTGGCGATAACATCCCCTACAGCCAGTGCTGTAGTATCATTATCTGCAAATCCTCCGGTAAGCGTAATACCTATACCAGCTGAAAACGCTACTCCAGCACCAAAGCTTACGTTAGCAGAAGCACTGGCAGGAATCATAAAACTAAAAAATACATCGGCACCGGCAGTAGGAGAGATGGCAGAGTTATGAAACTTTATATACTTTGCTGACGTAGTTGTATTGCTCAAAAGCCATCCCATCAATGTGCCCGGAGAAGCTTTTATTACTGTAGCGTTAGTAGTAGCTGCAGATACTAAATGACTTATACTATTGGCAGCTCCGATAGCATCTATAGCAGTATCTATAGTTCCAAGTATTACGTTACCGGCATCTATAGCGGTATCTATAGTTCCAAGTATTACGTTACCTGCGTCTACAGCAGTATCAATAGTTCCTAATACTACATTGCCGGCGTCTATAGCCGTATCAATACTTTCCAACAGTATATTCCCGGCCTCTATAGCTAAAAGAATATCCGCGTCTATACCGCTCTCACCGTTTAGAGCACTAAGCATCTGACACAAAGTAGTACGTATGTTTTGCTGATACGTCTGCTTAATCTCGTTGCCTGGGATGCAGTTACAAGGCTGGCAAGGTTGAATAATTGGAGGAGCCATGATTTATTCCTTAATACTTAATAATAAAATTGGTTGCTAAAAATGGCGGATTAAGAGCAGCATTTGTACCTGTAGCCCCTGTGCCGGCAGCTCCGGTATCCCCGCTCCCACCGTAATTTGTAGTAAGGGCTGCGACAGACGTTTGCCCGTTTCCAGCTAAATTGGTATCCCCTAATACAAAGGTAGTAAGCGGAATCAACTCTGGTATTCCCGCTATAGTTACTCCAGAAGCTGTCCACCTGTGACTCGATGTAAACCCACTCTTGCCATCAAATAAAAATCTTATACCAGTGGCTGCGTCATCAAGAGGCCAGCCTACAGCAGCACGCAATCCGCCTGCATCATGTACGTGTAATGGGCCTGCGTGACTATGAGCATCAATAGTATGATTGTGAAGTGGTCCAGTATGCAGGTGACTTGGACCAGTGTGTGTATGAGGTAAATCTATTGTACCGCCAGTTCCTCCTGCTACGGAGCCAGTACCGGCAGCAGCTTTTCCTATAGGGAATTTCTGCCGCATGTCTGGCAACGTAAGAGTTTTTCCAGCATTAAAATCTACAACACCAGATGCCCCTCTTCCTCCAGAAACAGGAGCTTCTGCATCCGCTAAACTATCCCAAAGGTGTACAAACAAAGTAGCCTGGTCTGCATTAGCCCTAGCCGTAGCACCAGAAACCGCGTTACCTATAGTCTCCCCTTTTAAAAACAGATATCCAGGAGGCAATATCTCTCCAAACCTTGCTACTATGGTACCAACCGGCACACCTATTACACCATTAGTAGCCAGAGGGTATGTACAGCCATGCTGAGATACAAAAGTCTGAGAGCCGTCTTCCTCTACTTTAACGTAGGCCTCTTCACCCATCTCATTAAGGAGATAATCAACCAGACAGTCTTTACAGAATGCTCCTGTAATATCCGCAGGCGCTAGAGGTGTCATACTATCTGCTAGTATGGCTTCGTCATAGGAGAACGTGTAGTGCCAAGTGATATCACCACAATCTCCACTATTATAGAATTGGCAGATTGTAGCTTCAGCAAACGCACTTGAATATTCCAGTGCACTTGGAGCAGGGCACCCAGTAGGTAGTAGCAGTGCGGAGGTTTCCAGACACAATATTACAGTCTGGTCCAAAGCCCCAGAACACGGGAGCTTAACTCTAGAACAATATTCAACGTAAAGATTTGTCATGTGATATTATCGTTAAAGTAGTCTTTGCCTTTATTTGTATTGTTGGCTGTAGCTGTTTTTGTAGCAGAGCCTAGTAGGTATACTCCGGTTAAGTCATACCCCCCACTATTGAGTGTGCCTTGAGACACCTTTACAACATCTATTGTACCAGAAGTAGGTACCCGTAATAACCCAAAAGTATCCACAGATGTATCGTATATAGAAATCGTAGAAGCAGCATCATTAACGTGTATCGTGGCACCAGAAGACACATGTACATCTGTAAAATACACATCACCAGTATTAGTTCCTGTTATGTATATACCAGACTCACGCCCAGTATACCCAGAAGTACCAGTGATTGTTGAATTATCAATAGCAACGTCAGCTATACTGCCTCCTGTGTCCATACACACTTCCCCAAATGCTGTAACAGCAGTAGCAAATAGGCTTAAAGACCCAGGCACATTATGATACACCCCAGAATACCCCTGTATAAAACAGCCCTCCATGTATAGGTCTGAATCAATATCACTACTTGCATCAACAAACGCGCTGTCTGATATTGTGCATAGAAATATAAAGTTATATCTGGCATCACTATTTACGTGTATGAAGCCTCCATTAACAGTAACCTCCTCTACATCCATATTCCCATTAGAGAAGTCAACCGTTGAGAAGTTACTGATTATAAAATGTGCCAGCCAGCCACCAGTCCAGCCTCTTAGGTCTAGAACGCTACCACCAGTCAACTCCACTCTGTCTATACCGCTATATGGTGTAACACCATAATCAATATACCACTTAGCATCGTCTACCAGACAGTTTGTTATATACGGATTGCCCCAGTCAAACTCATCTATGGGCAGTCTATGCACACCGTAGTCGTCAGCCGGTGCATGGTACTTACATACGTTTCCCTGGTTATCTGCTAATTCAGTTAGCTTATTAGTAGCTACACTATATACACCTCTCCAAGGTTGAGGGTCATAACTAGTGAGCACCGTACATGCAGTAGTTAATTGATTGGTACTGATGGCTGTTAGATAAATTCGGCTCATATTACGCGGCCCTGTATATGGTCAGTAATTATGTAGGTGCAGCCTACAGTCAGTCCATTTGCTAATACTAAGGCATTCAGTTCGGCAGTAGTGACTTCTACAACACAGTCTCCACCTCCGCCGCCACCACAATCACAATTACATGCAATCTCATCTTCTACCCAAGTAGTAAGGCAACCCTTACAGAAGATTCCTGTGACCTCTGCCGCAGTAAGTGCAACCGTAGGGTCTATTAGTAAATTTTCATCGTATGAAACAACGTAGCGCCATGTAGGGCACTCGCAGTCATTACCCGTCTTGTAAACGCTTGTAAGCACACCATCAATAGTAGTGCGCCCGCAATCAGTATTGATTGCAGCACTATCATCAAGGCAGAGAATTACAGCAGGATTTGATTGACCAGCGCATGAAATACGGCTGGTAGTAGTGAAGACAACTAGCTTAGACACTTCTTAACTCCACAAAAGAGTTTTGTGAGGGGGTGTTACCCCCCTCACATTTATTATACTACTCTACTATGACGAGCACTGAGTGTAGCTTGTTCCAGAACATCCTGGGCAAGTACTATCAGTTGCAGTCGGTACACAGATGCTGATAATCGTAGGTACTGAGCAAGAGCCCGGTACGAACGAAGTATTAAATCCATCCAACGTCCACTCAAGTGTTGAGAGGTTTGGAGTACCAAACACTTCAACATTTTCAGTTGTGCCATCCGCATAGGTGACAGTAACAACATCGTTGTCAGTGTCTGCCTTAATAGGATTGCTCAATACAACCTTCAATGCCGTAGTTCCGCATGCACACTGTGACTGTACTCTTGCAGTACATCCCATATTGTTATCACAGAATAGTGTTGTGAAGTGGTCACACAGTCCAGTATCTGTTCCTGCAGGGAACGTAACTTCGACCGAGCTTCCATCTTCTGCAGCATCAACTACTGTTCCCACAATATATCCTCCTGTATCAATACCAAACGAAATAGTGGCCGAAGGTGAAGGCACAGGGCGCAAAGGTACAGCTAATGTAAGTATAGTGGCTCCGCTAACTGGGTTAAGGAACGCACTAGTAATCAATGAACATGGGCATGCGCTAACAGCAGGTACCGTATTAGAACACTCTTCAGGTGCTTCAGGGCAAGCAGGCTGCGGAGTTTGTGCAAACATTAATCCTACTTTAGGTCTTTCCACTAGTATACCAAATATAGCTTCCGAATACTGAGGAGCTAAACCGATGGTGGCACTAGTAAAGAAGTAACCAACACGTCTAGCAGGATCAGAATTTGTAAGCGGGTTAATCCAGCTCCAGGCATTCATAAACGAGAACTCAGGACCGAACGAGGTGTTCTGACCTAGTGTAGTTTCCGTTGGCTGATAGAATACTTTGAATGGGTATTTACCATGAAGAATAACTTCCTCATGCGTAGCATAAGAAGGATCTTCATAGTTAGGATTAAAGCCAGTGAACAGGCCAACTTCCATTGGGATGTCGTTTTCAAATGGCAATACCTCTACCCACTCTCCTGTTCTAGAATCTACTTTAAATCTACGTGGGTAGAGTATAGCAGCTGGGATAAACATGCCACGAATTGTTCCCATGAAGTTGTACTTCAAGAGCAATTCATTGGATAGTCCAGAGAATCTAACATCCTGTCTGAGCTGGGGGTCATCACGATATAGTCTTGCTAACAGTTGTGCAGAGCACTCTAGAGCAAATACAGATGAACCATTCACAACATCATAAGGAACTGCATCGGGTATTCTGCGCATGAACTCATAGAAATACTCAAGTATTTCGATGTTAAGAGCAGAAATAGTAGCCGAGCCTTTAGGCCTGTACTGGTAAGGATTCTCAGGATTAGGTTTAGCACCACCAGAGTCTACTACAAACTTCTTAGCAAGGGATGTCAGGTAGTTGAAACCAATATTCTGCTCTTTGAAGAAATCAATTTGAGCATAAAGGTTCTGAACAATCTGAGCAAACACCTGCTGAAAGTGTGCAGTACTCTGAATTTCTTTGATGCAATAAGATGGAGATTTGAAATCACGAGACATAAGCTCCATGATTTTTCTTTCCAATCCCATTCCACCAAACTGCGTGAAATTGTAAGAACAGTCAGGGCCTTCGCAAGGGGCGCAACCGGCATTGTTATTAAGCTTTTTCCACTGGTCAAAGCCTCTTTCAATCTTAGGCATTTGGCCGCGTGCTATCAGCTGCTGCATCTGGGTGCCGTTTCCTCTTGGGAACTCTTCGAGTTCATAGAGATCACGAATCCAGCGAGGTTGCTTGATAGTGAGGTTATAAATAGTTTTAGCAATTAACGGAGGAGCAGCTAAAAATGCTTCCTGCACGGATGCTTCCGTGACTAAACAGTCGCCCATATACCACCTTTGGTAGAAAAAAAGTTAATGCGCAGCAAAATGCTACGTGAATATCTCTATATTTCTACAAGCTGGCTATTAACGGGGCCTACCCCTTATGCCTGTACGCTTCAACTTCGTGAAACTGCGATTTACTCAAGTGCCGGAGAGTATTGCCGTAATTTAATGATAAACGATTTATCGTTTTTTTAGCAATATGCTATTCACTAGTTCGTCTGCTGCCATCTGCGGAGTCATTGCCGGCTGTGCAGCTGGAGCAGGTCTCGAACTCGCCACCCCACCACCAACTTGCGGGCGAAACAATTGATTCACTCTGCTTGCAGAGCTCTCAACCTCTTCAAGCTGCTGCAGTGCAGCATCTCTTGCTTCAAATGCAACACCTTGAGCAGTCGCACGCAGCACCATGTTAGCTAAACCTTTTGCCAAGTCCTTTGACATGTCTGTCAAGCCCTGTTTAGCCAACTCAGTAACAAGTCTCCCATACTCATTGGCACTATGCTGAAGAATCGGGTCTACAAACTTCTGATTAAATGCCGGGTCACTCTCTTTTCTGATTAATTCGGTGATTTTCCCCTCCTGGCGGATGTCTAAGAGGCTCTCTACCCATGAATCCTTAGCTACTTCAGTGATTTTGGCCACTCTTTGCACATCTTTGGCCTCTCTTATAGTTCTAGACTCCTCTTGGAGCCTCTCTAATACAGCGTTTGGCTCCTGTTCTGCGGCTCTTGCCTCATTTTGGGTTGTTTTAATGTTTAAAACAACGTCTTTAGCCTCACTGGCACCGATACTATCGAAGTTTTCAGAGAGAAAGGCGTTTAAGTCTGCCTTATTTTCAATGCTAAGCGTGTGATTTATAGCAGAATCAAGCTCTTCAGGCGGTACGCCATAATCCTTAAATATCTGTTTAAGTTTCTCGACATTGCGAGAAACTGGTTCCACGAACTTTTCTCTGTATTCATCAGAAGCCTTAAGGTTATGCAGTTTTTCATACTTAGTGAGCTCTGCTATGCGGTTCTCTTTCTCTAATAATAGCTCAGGAACAACTTCTCCGGTACGGTACTTCTCTAGTTCTTCGTCTGCTTTAGCTTTTTGGGCTGTAATTTCTCTGAGCGCTTTAGTGGTTTCTTTGGCTTTGGTGCGGAGCTTGAGATAGTTTTCTTTAACGGGGTCTTCTGATATTTCGTCAATTTCGTCTTTCTCTTCCTCTAGGAGAATTTCTTGCGCTTTGGCTTCCTGCTTCTCTCCAAAGGTGGGCATGGGGTCAGCACCAGGGCTGGGAGCAGCGGGCACAGGAGCTGTTGCATTCGTCGGTGCAGGTACTGCGGCAGGGGCTGCTCGAGGAACATTCTGAACTGGAGGTGGTACGGTGATTGAGGCATCTGATACATTCTTTAAAATAAAATCTAAAGGAGATTCAGCGCTGGTATTAAGACTTTTTATTATATCAGCTGCCCGTGGTGCTGAGCTTGTCTGTACTGGTATAGATTGAGTAGTCGGGTTTGGTGTCGCTTCTGATTGCATCTGCTTCCTCTCTGGTTAAATCTCCGCGCTCTACGGCCTTGTCTAGTGAGCCAAAGTCAGAACGCGGCGTGTTTTGGGGCCTATCTTCTATTTCCGGCCCGTAAATCTGGTCTTTAAACGTAATGATAGTATCAAGGCAATCCTGCCAGCCTTGCACACGCGCGGCATTTAACGACAGTTCTACGGCATCTTTGTACGGTAATTTAAGTCTGGCCATGCCGGCTGTGCGCATGTAGTCAAGGAGACCTGAAAACGCAAGATTCTCCACTATGGCCAAGTGTTGACTGAGAAATTGAGGGTTTTTTATTATTACTTCAAGAGCCTTGTCCAACATCATGTTCATTCAATATCATAAGGCGCAGGAGTCTGTCCATTGACTTTTGATAAATCTGCACGTAATTGTGGTAAAGGGGTAGATTCTAAATTCTGCGCCTGCTGGTCAAGGGTCTGGGCTTGTGCGTCAAGTGCAGCACCGTGGCCAATCTCTGTAGCTTTATTACGTGCATCAAGCTGTATTCTAAGTCTATCAGTTTCTGCCTTAGACCTTACACCATCACGCATGATTTCGGCTTTTGTCTGGTTCTGTAAATCAGACCGCTGCTCTTTAGCCGCCATTGCCGCGTCTTTACGTCTGATATCAGACTGCACCTGAAGATTTTTAAGCTCCTCTTCAGACATAACTTTCTGTTGATTCTCCTGTGCCTGCTGTTTTCTCTCAATCTCAGCCTGCATCATCTTGGCAGCATTCTTGTGATTTAGTGTTGCATACTGCTCAACCTGCCCCCAAGGACCCTTTGTCTGCTCAACATAGGACCTAGCAAACATGGAACCTGATAGCACCTTCCAATGCTCTCCCATGTGCGGAATGGCCACTGTAAAAATCTTATCAGCTGTAATTGGGTCAATCTGCTGCTGCTGAATCCTCTGGATAGTATTTGTACAAAGGGCCAAGTGAGTAGAGAAGTGACCCTTATGCTCGTTATCCGTAGAGAATACAGGAGATTCGCCTGCACGCATGATAGCGTTTTCAAGCCCAGCCACCGTAGCACCACCACTGGCCTCTGAGCCATCTGTAGATGGGCCAAAGGTATCAATGTACTCATTACCCATAGTAGCCAGAACGTATTCACGCTCATAGGCTTTCTGTTGTCTAGGACCAAAGTTAGCAGCAATTGGTTGCAATTCCTGAAGCCCCATTATTCTTGCTAATGTAGAACCATCCCCAGCTACTCTAGTGGCTCTGACTTTCAGATGCTCAGGCATTCCCTGAACGTCTAGGTCCCCTACAGCAAATAACTCTTCAGGTACCCCGTCCTCTATACATCTTCGCTTCCATTCGGCTACATATTCGTAGCCAGGGTAGGTTCTTTTTGACCTTAACATCTTTGAGGTCATGTTGGTAACCACCCTATCAAGCTGTGAATAGAAGTGGGCAATGTTATTCTTAAGCACCCCAAATTCCCTATAGCTCTGCATACGGGCTTGGGATGGTGCTACTGAGCCCACACTGGCGTCAGGCGCTCCAGGGTCATCCCCAGAGTTTGTGGTATTGAACTGGATTTTCTGGAGAATGTACTGAGAAGCTTGAATAAGCTGCTGAATATTGGCCCCGAGCTGATTTTGCACAAACTCGGCAGTCCCTATGTTGGTAGGCACTCCAGGGTAAAAGCGTATGGCCTCAAAGTCCTTAGACCCAGTTGAGAGTCCTCTGATAATAGGCGTAGCACTCATGCGTGCCATATCGACTATTGAGCAATCAAGCTGCATCATGGCCTGTGAGCCGGAGAAGATTTTATGCCCTAATCCACGATTTGAGTGAATTGTGAACTCTCCTGGAGAGGCTGTGAAGATGATGATTCCGTCTTCCATACGTTCAAATTGTTTGGATTGCCAAAAGAGAAAGGACCCGCTGTCGTATCGGGGATGAAACATATAGTGACTGATGCTTCCGTCATACTCCTTATAAAATAAGGTAACGATACGGATTGAGTCAGAGAAGATTGCGTTAAAGGTGAGGTCTCCATTCTGTACTCTCCTCTGAATATCCATCATGTCATAAAACTGCATATCAGTTTTAGCAAACTGATTAGCTACCCAAGTCAAAAGGGAGCCTAGTTCCCTTATATTCCAAGGGCACCTGTCATAATCCCAGGGTTTTGTCTTATCTTCCTGAGCCATGTCTTTAAACTGCTCATAGATGTCATAGAGGTATTGAGCTGTGTAGACAGTTTCCACAGCAGCTGCCGTCATAAGCGCAATATCAGACTGCGCCTGGTCTTCAATAAAAAAGCGCGGCAGCTCAATTGTGCGCCATCTCCAGTCCCTTTCATCTGACCATAGAGCAGGCGAGATACCAAACTTCACCAATTGACCGGCAAGGGTATTAAACGCCACAGAAAATGAAGGCCACGAGCGCACGGTTGTATTCCAATGGGTCGCTAGAGTATTCGCCCATTCAGTCAACTTAGGGTCTTGTTCATTAACTTGTGACTTATTTTTGGCAACATTTTTGTCAAGCCATTTTCCAGGCCTAATCTGAAATTTTACCAGTGTTTCCGCTTCGTTAAGAAGGTTCCAATAAGCTAAGGCACCACGTTCGTACAGACTTCTGGCATCTAAATTGTTAAAATTTGAGATGTGGCTGAGTTTATGTTTTGACAACTCTACTGGGCTATAGGGAGGGTTTCCGGCTATTAAGCCCTCAATCTGGGCGTAGAGGTCAATCCGCCGCAAATGTTCCGTCCTATACTGATAGTAAAGGGATTTTGCACCCTGCACTGTCTGTATAATATTTTCCGGCGCCTTAAGGACGCCCGGTTTTTCTTGAATAATAGCTCCACGCAGGAAGCCAGGAGTTTCAGGTATTGATTCAATTGCCATCTATTGCTTCTTTTTTCTGCCAACAAAAATCAGGAAAATCTTCTAACTGTTTCTTTGGGAACTTAAACTGCCCAGTATACCACACTTTTGCTCTCATTGGGCATGAGCACACATCACAGTTACCCAAGGCATCGTGGTACTTGGCTTTTCTGTCCCCTGCCGACATCAGCGCAATTTCGTCTGACCACTGAACAAATTTCCCTTTGTCGGGAAATACATTCTTTGGGCACGTAAAACACACGTAAGAGCGTGCATCCGCAGTCTCTTGCGTTACAAATTTAGAATACAGTAGATTTGTAATCAGTGCTATACCACCTTTTATAGTTGGTATAAGGCCCCGCTTTAAGGGTGGCCGTGGCCGGCAGCTTCCTATGTGCTCAGGGAGGTTACACAGGTAGTGCTCCACTACAGTTTCAAGATATGGAATTTCTGGTAGTTCATTCTGGGAACGGTACCCCCGTATCTGTCTATACAGCTCCTCATAGGAGTTTCCTACGTACACTTTATTCTTAACATCCGGGTCCTTAAACCTGAAAATTTTAGGGGAATTGAACTTATTGAACTGGAGGAATGTCATATTGTTATTGTCCTACAAAATGATTTATTGTGCTACTATACGTTTATATGAATATCGAAGAACTTATCAAGAATGAAAATTGGGTTATCCACTCAGAAAAAGGGGTAAAAACAATTGAAGCATTCGGACAGAGGTTCGGGCTTACTCACCCAGTCCAGGTATATCTAAAACTCTACCGCACAGAACAAAACCCTGAACTTAAATATCAGTACATGAAGGCTGCCCATGACATGCTATGGCCAAAGACTCTATGGCACTACTGGACTGAAGACAGGTTTCGGGAACACTGTAATGGGTGGAACTACCTTTCATGGGCAGGCGGAGCGTCTACGGCCAAGTCCTATGACGCTGCAAAGATTGCTTTATTATTCTGGCTAGCGAATCCAAAGAAACGTGCCGTTGTAATTGCATCTACTACATTAGAATCCCTTGGCGCTCGTGTATGGGGTTATTGCACGGGACTCCTAAGCGAAATGGCCGTAAAGCTTCCATTTCAATATCTTGGCGGGCAGTCTCCAAAGGTCCTCTACCCTCCTAACAAATTTGATAAAACAGCCATTCGAGATAGTCGGCACGCAATGTTTGCCATAGCTGCAAAGTCAGGAGATGACGATAAGGCAATTTCAAGCACAATCGGCCGGCACCCAGATGACGCCCTTATGGTGGTGCTTGATGAATGTACAGACTTAAACACAGCCATTGCAAGAGCCTTTCCCAATCTAGATTCAGGCGAGAAGCCCTTCCAGTTGATAGGCATTGGTAACTCAAATTCAATGTTTGACCTCCACGGTGCCCTTTCAACACCTCTTAACGGCTGGCCATCGGTTGACCCCCTGGTCGATTGTAAATGGCCGACTGTACAGAAAAAAGGTTTGTGCATGTTTTTCAGCTGCTACAACTCACCTGCAGTACATGAAATTGACCCTGTGCGTAAAAAGAAGCTGGCACAGTTTCTTATTACCCAGGGGCAGATAGATGAGAAAGAAAAGCTGCTCGGGAAAGACTCTGACCTTTTCTACCGGTTCGTACTTGGTTTTTGGAAAAGCACATCAACAGATAAAACTGTAATGAGTAAACAGTTTCTGGATGGCTTTGACATTAAACAGAAAGCAGAGTGGCTAGGGGTCTCCCCACTTCACACTGTTGCAGGCCTTGACCCGGCTTTCAGCACAGGTGGGGATAAGTGTATATTGAGACTAGGCGTACTTGGGCAAACAACAGATGGCGGAGTGGTGCTTGATTTTAGAGGTAATGATTTACTTTTCGACATCCGAATCAAAGCGTCACATGGGAGAAGCGGGAAAAGCGCAGAACTTCAGATTGCAGAAAGCGTGTGCGACATTTTACAGAAATATAACGTAAGCCTTAAAGACCTTGCAATTGATTCAAACGGGCAAGGTAGAGCGTTAGGCGGCACCATATACTTAGAAATGGCGAGACGTGTTGGCCAGATGCACGAGCCTCTGAAAATCTACAGCACAAGAGGTGGTAGTAATGTAGTCAACAGTTTTGGCATGATTATCAAAACATCTCTGGACCTGTGGAATGATTTAAGAAAATACCTTGAACATAATCAGTTAAAGGGGATTGACGAAATTGCAGCTGCACAGTTATCCCACAGGTGGATTATTCAGGATAAAATAAGTCTCAGGCAGCGGCTAGAAACAAAGACTGAGTTTAAAAAGAGAATGGGTGCAGTCCTGCCCTCAATGGCACACAGTCCAGATGAAGCAGACTCAGCGGCACTGTGCCTCCAGTCTGCAATACATAATTACGGGTTTGCTCTGGGGCAAAGAAAGGATTTACCTGTAATAGAGACATTTGCACACGAGAAGATGCTTGCGTATCAGGGGCAAAGACATATTGCTATGGTGCAGGAACAGTCTAGTGCACCACATCTAGTGGCAGACTTTTCAGGAACCGTCGAAGATTATGCGGCAAAACGGTCATCTTTTTAAGATATCGCTGTCCGCGTTTCCCGATTTCTATGAAGCACCCGTCAGGGTGCAGTACTATAGAGTCATCCGGCATTATTACCCCATGCAGTATATTAGAGTCAGAAGCATAGTGCAGAAGTTCTACTACATCCATACCCAGATACGGGGCTATACGCTCTGCACGCTCAAATCTCTTAAGGGCTACTTTACGCAGGCGCTTTTTATTTCTTTTCCCAGCGCACTCATAAAAGAAGTTCTCAATCATCAAGAGGTGGGAAGACAATATCTTTCCGTGTAGATTCGCCTTTATAACCATATGGTAAACATAACAGGTCTCGTTGGTGTTTTACAGCCTTAATACTGGCGTCTACCAGGCGAGTTACACCGGCAATAGATTTTACCTGTGGCCACATCTGATAGATTACGTTTATTTCCAGATTACTCATCTGCAGGTGCAGTCTATTTATCTCTGCATCTGACATCTGCTCACCCACTGCTGGCAGTGGGGGAACTGATATAGTTGGTAATTGTACATCTGGGAGTTCATCGTTATTGTTGTTATCGGACATAGTGATTATTTTTTAGTGTTCTCTATAAAATTATCCAGTAGCTTCTCTACTTTGGCAAGGGTGGATTCACGTTTCAGGGTATCTGTCGCAGTATATAGCACAGTACGTAGTTTAAGTTGAATGCCGTGACCCATTTTTAGATGTTCACTTTTATCAGAATATAAAATCAGGTTGTCTATATGATTATGCAGAGTGTTACCGTCTCGGTGATGCACAACCTCTACTTTTGTGAGATAGCGCTGCAAGTGTCTCTCCATTACCAATTGATGATGAGGCACCTGCCCAGAGCTATTTGAGTTCGGGTGCTGCGGATAGTGCACTTCCCTATATCCTTTAGCTGTAACGTGAGATGTGAAGTTTGAATCTACACTTCCAGGCAATTCAAAATGTGGAGTACCTATATTATGGCACTTATCAAAGTGCAGTTTATGCGGATGCCTGAATCCTGCTTTCTTAAGATTTTGTATATCTGTCTCCAGATACAGGTACTGCGGTATCTTATACTTTTTTCCGGTGTCTTTCTTCTCAATAGTGTGACGGTCTGCAAGCTGCATGAAGAACTTGCGGGATACTCTTAATATTTTGCGGGCTTCTGTTGCTGTTATATACGTCATGTCCGCAGTCTACAGGTAGTTAGGTACACAGTCAATGACTGACTATATAACTTTTTGTTTGATAATGTGAAATAATTGGGTGGGGTATGTATGGTCAAGTACTGATTATATAACTTTTTGTTTGATAATGTGAAATAATTGGGCGGGGTATGTATGGTCAGGTCAACTGGAAGGCCCGCCCCCCCTTCCTATATACTACTTTTATCTAATACAATTTCACTATATATAAATATACCTACCCCGGGGGTTTCCTGGATCTCTCTCCGTGCCGTGTTTTGAAATTAAAAGATACCTGCCACTTTCAGATTATTCGCTCTACCGCACGAGTTCAAACTAATAACCTAAACGAGAACATGAAAACTAATCACTAACGGCTCGTGCGCGTGCGCATACGTGTGTGTGTGTGTGATGTGTCTTGGCGCGTGGAAGATTAGAACTTTTTGTTTGACATGCTTTGATTAATTATGCTAACGTGGAAAGTACTGGAATAATCCAGCAAAAATTGGAGAATAATAAAATGAATAATATAAATAAAACCGAAGTCGGCCCCGAGATGCGCGAGAATATACTGGAAAGAATGCGTGATATCTTTTATTCAAATGAAAGGTATTATGATGGGTGTAACGCAGAAGTACTGCGTGATATCCAAGATAACGCGACAGTAAACCAACTGCTCTCTATTTTATTTACCATGCAAGCTGGAAGATTCTTTAAACTTACTGCACGCGATTATCTAACCCACACTGTATTCCTAAACCAATCGGGAATGGTAATAGGAATAGAGACCGATGGTTATACGCACTCTTAAACTAATGCATTAGATATCAGCTCTGCTGATATCGCTGGATTAATTTAAAATTGGGGTAAACAAATGGATACAAATAAATTACGAGAAGTAGTCGTGTCTTTTAAAAAAACAAATAAAACTTACTCAAGCATCAGGCGTGCTAGTGATGTCGCTGCAGTAGTACGTAAATGCTTAATAACAAATGCTAAAGAGAACTTTATAGCGCTATACCTAGATGGAGCGCACGCAGTTATAGCCTATTCAGTAGTCAGTGTAGGCCTACAGAATGCAACACAAGTACACCCAAGAGAGGTGTTCCAAGCTGCTATACTCTGCGGGGCACGCGCATTAGTAGTGGCGCATAATCATCCAAGTGGCTGCCTTGAACCAAGTAACGCAGACAAAGAAGTAACAAAAAATTTAAAATCAGCCGGAGATTTGCTAGGTATAAAACTATTAGATCACGTGATAGTTACTGAAACGTCAGAATACAGTTTTATGGAGAGTGGATTAATTTAAAATTGGAGAAAACATTATGACAATTGAGAAGACTGAGAGCGAATTAATACAAGAAGCATGGGAAGTACAGAATGCGTGTAACCTATCCGGAGTGGTGCATAGTTTTAGCGCTGCAATATCTAGGCTGTGGACTATATACCAGACCGAAAATAAAAAATTCAGCACTACGGATATAGCCGAGCATATAGTCAGTAAATTATATGCGAGCAAAATCATGTCATTATCCGGAGACCTGCCAATTGATCTATCAAGCTATGGTATTAAATATTGATTTGATTTAGTCAGAGACCTGACAGGTCTCTGATTAAATTAGTTCAATTATGGGCTAATTAAATTGGATAACAAAAACATGGAATTATTAATTAATCACACTAGCGAATCAAATGCTTATGAAGTTGCTGACTATCCATATGGGTACACGGCGAGATGTAAGATTAGATACTGGATTGAAACAACTAAGCACAAGCAAAGATCCTGCAGGCAGACCACCAATCCAAAAACCGGCCGATGGAATAAGCCGCAAAAATCGACCTACAGTGATTTAGTGGTATTATTTATTGAAGATGATACAGGGCACGTAAAACGCACTAGTTATAATATTCAATATGGTGAATATCCTACATGGAAAACTTTTTTAGAGAAGTATCAATCTGTACTAGTATCACCTTATGAAATAGCACGGATAAAATACGGTAACGCGATATTTAGGGCACGTGAAATCCTGTATATTAAATCATTGGAACACTGCGCTTCCGGTAATATCTATGATGTACCGCAGAATTTTCGCGGTAAAATATCAACGGAAGCACTGTTATTGGCCGCGAAAGAATCGGGATATGGCTTTAAATCAAGTTTAATGGAGGCATAATGGAACCGATTAAAACATTGCAAGAGAGGTTATTAGCTGCAGGAGTTGGAATAGATCATCATTGTAGTGATTTATACTTCCCAGTCAGTGAAATCAGTAATAAGATACTGAGAGAGTATACGCTTGAATCTGCTATCAAGCCGAGTGTAGGCGCCTTTATCTGTAATATATCCAAAGCGCCTTGGTATGAGGTGCCTTTTCATTACAGTAAGACAGAATAGTTAATATGATAGCAGGCTTTAAAACCTGCTATCGCTTAACTAGTCAATCACGGCTAGTAAATTGGAGTAAATTACATGAAAGCAGGCAAAGCACTGACGGAGATACCAAGATTTAACATAGTTAAAATAATAACTAATGTGATTAATAACGCACTAAGCATTGAGCACGAGATACTTAAAACTGACATTATTCAATCTGAGATTAGAATCAGCTATTTGAATGCATGCAAAATCCATGGTGCTGATACTATCCGCGTAGAATTAGCACGGTTGTACACACTGGAAGAATTGTTAATAGATGCATAATTTAAATTTAATAAAATTGGAGATTACTAATATGGAGCGTTTTAGAGACTTTCATCCCTCATCATGGGATTCAAAAGCTAACTATGTAGGCCAGTCAGATCACAATCATTGGTATGTTTTTAATATAATGAAGACAAGGGACGCGGATTTACTAACAGAGTCCAATTGGGATTATATCTGTAAAGAGCTTGAACCGGATGAAATAGCAGGCTGCGAGGTGCATACGTTCGGTCATTGGGCATGTGGTCATTATGATTTGATACTTATTCATCCTTGGCATAAAAAACTATTGGAAAAGGCACGAGACTTGGAAAAGCAGTTAGCTAGTTATCCTGTTTTAAACGAAGCTGATTATAACGCTAGATGTGAAATCGAGATTGATCGGCAATGGGATGACTTCGCACGTGACGATTTTATATCAGAATTATCAAAGTATACCGAGCTGGATTTAACAGAGTACAGCTCCGAGCAAATAGATGCTCTCTATTATTTCCTGCAAGAGATATCTGGCACCTATAGAGGTAGTTTTACTGAAGAGCCCAACTTTCATATAGAAGAGATTTGTCGTATCTACGGCACCACAATAACTAAAGAAGTCTATATGCCATGTATATTTGAGCGCAAAGTCAAAAACTTTCCAATTTCAGATAGCATGCTAGACCGTGTAATGAATCCAAAAAAGTATCACGAGCCCATTAATCAGATTAAATTATTTGAATAGTTAGGTTTGGCTTCCAGTTGATCTCTACCTTTCACCTGGAAGTCACTAGTTAGCTAATATCAACTAACCAAATTGGATATTTTAAAATAAAAATTACCTGTTCAAAATATGAACAGTTAAAAATTGGACGCTATCTCCCTAGATAAACAGCCATAATTACGCTGACTTATGAAAAAGACCCTTCCAAATGTCCTGTTTTGTCCCTTAATCTAAACTAGGTTACTCCAATTTCCTAGTTTGCCCCTCTTCCAGTTTAGACTTATGAATTAAACTGGAAGAGGTTTTTTCTTGTGTCAGCCTATGAATATTCTACCACTAGCCCTATCCGCCTGCCTGCTCTGCTATGCAATACCGATAGCCCCAAGCACACATAACAATACAAACAGCCTGACTAGTTCTATCCATACACCCACAAGCATTCACCAGCTAATAGCAAAGCACGCCAAATCTAAAGCCATACCGATAGCCCTAGTCACAAGAATTGTTAAGCAGGAATCAAGTTTTAACCCAAAAGCCAAACGCTACGAACCAAGCCTCAGAGCTCATAGCCTTGGACTTATGCAAATAATGGATAACTACTGGGTAAACTCTAAGACCTGTCCCTTCATAAAAGCCCCGGCTGACCTCCTGGACGCCGATTTAAACCTCAAATGTGGTACTTCCATACTTAGATCCCTTCTGTCTAAATATCCTAGCACCAAGGATGCTCTCATAGCCTACAACGGGGGAGAAAACTGTTTTCTTTCTCCAAAATGCCTGACTCAGAGCTCTCTCTACGCAGAAAAAATTCTTAGCTAAATATTTCATAAAAAGACAAAACTGCACTTTCCAAATACAGGTCGGCACACTTTTGTATTTTTTAGAAAAAGCTGAAAGTGCCTTATATTCGATTTGGCCAAAAAGTGTGCCGACCTACCTGTTTGTGTGCCGACCTAAAACAGGGTCGGCACACCCCTGTAGCCCATTGAAATCATTAACGAATCCAGGAATAAAACAACTTCGTGTGCCGAGTGCCGACCTATTTCCAAACTTTTCCTTATATATAGTAATAAATAATACTATTGTTCCAGTAGTATATCTTATATATATATCTTCATATATGTTATTTATTAAAGAATAGTCGGCACACCGGCACAGACACACTTTTTCCTTGGGCATATCAACCGCTTACCCCCTGTGCCGACCCCTGTGCCGACCCCATTTTAGGTCGGCACAGTCGGCACAGAACAAATTGTTCTATTGTAGTGCCTCTAGACCCACTGCTCCGGTGCCTCCAGCCGAGCTTTTACTAAACTTTATTTTGTAACTTCTGGTCTGTACCCCCTTTACCCTTACTCTTCTACACTCGCACCTGAAATTTCCCTTCAGCATAGCCCCAAGAGCCGCCGCATTTAGTCGTTTATCACTCATACCGTGCCTTTCTAGTGCCTCATTCACATACGCGAGTATCTCTGGCATGGTATGCCAGTCATTATCCTCTCCTGGTGCCTCTGGTGCCACCTCAAATAGCCCCTGAATAAAGCTCTCACCTGTAAAATGCTCTGACTTGTAATCTTCCAGACTCATCACCACCTCCAACGGCACCACCATGTGCCCTCTCTCCCTCATCCGCCTATAGCCCTCCAGTGCCCAGTTCATAATCCCAGACAACTCCTCTTTAAGCATCTGCTGCAATTCCAACTCTTTTGCGCCACTTGGAATAAACTGCCTTACATATGGAATGATGCACAATCGGCGCAGGATGCCATAGTTCTCACTCTGTGGTATGGGTCTATCGTTGCACCCAAGATGGAATTTTGCCCTGTTAGGCACATCTCTCTCCTCAGCATATAGCTTGCGTGCCAGTATTGTAGGGCCTGTGAGGTTCTTTACGAGCCCCTCATTCCACTGGGTCTTAGTATCCATGTCATCCACAATTACCACCCTCTTGCCCTCAATTTTGGCTCCTACGCGCTCTAATTCCTTCTGGAAGGCAGTAGGGGACTTGGCGAACGTGGTGCCGGACATCAACGTAGCGTAACCACCCATAAGCATTGACAGTGCCTGGAGTACTTTACTCTTCCCGTTGCTGCCACCTCCATAGTGGATATAAATCTTCTGCTCACTTATGTACCCAGTTAAGCTGTAGCCAAATAGCTCCTGCATGAACCCTACCATACCTTCCGGGTCATCATTATCCGCAAACACTTCAGCCATAAACGTTTCCCACCTTGGGCACGTGGCTTTTGGGTCATAGTAAACATTACTCCTGTGCAACAGGTAATCCTCTGCCTTAGCCTCTCTTAGCGTGCTGTTTGTCATGCTAAATACCCCGTTTAAACAGTATGAAAAATCAGGATTAGCATCAAAAAACGTAGCCTCCACTTTTCTGATATACTTAGAGCTCAATACTCTGGTAATAACCGAGCTTATAAACTGCCCTGACTGGTATTTGTCTAGTGCTACTTTTGCCTTGTCACCTGGAAAAGCCGTCAAAAACCCCGGATCACAGAATATATCCCTGCAGCACACATCTACAAAATGAGATATAATCTCGTTGCGTGCCCTCTGATTGGCCCATATCAATATATCCTCATTAAAGGCATATAGGTCGTTATCGATGCACACAAGCATCTTCCCATAACGCTGCAGAACTCTCTGCATAGTAGCCATACAGGAAAATCTATTAACAAACAGCGGGCCTTCATCGTACACATAAGAGTAAATCCCTTTAAAGCCGTTTGTAGGCGCCTGTGCAATCTCTTCCAGTTTAACCAGTAGAGCCTTATCGACTTTAGACTTCTTCTCCATATTCTCAGAGGCTACTCTAAGCGCAGATTCAAATGTCTTAATGGCTTCTGCGTGCTCAAGCGGTCCTCCACATTCCTCTGAAAATGCTTGATTAATCGTATCGGTATATACTTCCAGGTGCTCAGTATCAATTACACCATCTTTCCCGCACTCAAGAGCCTCTTTATACACTTGATGCCAGAGCGCTGTGTTACGGCCGGACTTTGTTACATCAATGGTGCCGCCCCTCTTCTCAAACCGTTTAAATTCAGCTTTCAGGCGTTTTGATTCTTCTTTTTTGGCCTCAAGAGCCAGCTTGTAATACTCATCGTGCCAAGGAAAGAGCTTGTGCAAATCAACTACACCTATAGGGGCAGCCTCTCTTTCCCCTATAATCTTAGGCATAAACTCTTTGCCATCCTTACAAATCCTTGGCACTCCCGGAACTCTTATTGTCTTTGTAGTAGTGTCTAGAGTTTTATCCCCATTAAAATACTGAGCCAAAGCCAATTGATAGTGCTGCCATGCCTCGATTGGCACATTCTCAATCTTCCAGTATAAATGGTACTTCCCGCCTGCTTCTGGTAGTAAGCTTGATAGCGAACTACAAACTGCCAGATGCGGAGAAAACTCTTCCCAGATACTTGCAACCTTGTCAGCGTGAATTGGTTCATCTATATCAACACACAGTACTCTTGTGTTTAAGACGCCCTCTTTCCGCCTGCCTTTGGCATCCATAGCGTTAAGAGTAACGTGCAGTGTAGGAGATACCTCTGAGAGCACTTCCAGTGTAGACAGAATAACCGGAACTGTCTCAAACATAGTTCCATAACCTTTTAACTGGTGCTTGGAAGCAAAGTCCAGCAGGCAGACTGTAAAATAAGATGCGTCAGGGTCGAGGAATTTAAAGAATAATTCAATATCCTCTTTATTAATCTGCATATGCCTTCCACCCAATTAAAGTTTTCCCAATTTTGCTAGCTTGAATAAGAACATCCCATCATCTGAACTACTTATAGCTTCCTTCATTGCTACCCTTACAAGTGCTCTGATAGTCATAGCCTTTGTGGTGCCTGTCAGTTTAATGAGACGTTTAAGTTCTTTAGTTTCTCTTGGGGTAAACTCAGTAACAAATATTACTCTTTTTTTGATTGTCATATATTTTATCTTGCAGTAGAGTTTGAATCGTGCCTAATATGCTTGCATAGCTTACAGGTGGTCTAATTACATTAGCCAAGAGCAGGCTTGTTAGCAAGTACCTAAATTTTAATTGGAGAAAATATTTATGAACAACGAACGCACACTTGACAGCATCACCCTTTATCAGGATGAACTTGAATCACTCCTGGTAACCGCCTATAGACTCTGTGAGTCCAGACTGCGGATGCTGGCAGAGCCGGTGTTTTCCCAAAAAGAGATTACCGAAGATATAAAACACCTTGTTGCCAGTGCCAGAGTGTTCTCAGATGATAGTGAAATGATGGATGTACTTGTATGCGATTAGGAATAACTGCAATTGTAAAAGACGAAGGGCTCTACCTTAAAGAATGGCTGATATTTCATAGCCTTCAGACGGTAGACGCCTTTTTTATTTATGATAACGGAAGCACCGACAACACGCGGGAGATAGTTGAGCAGTTTAAGCTAGATTACCCATATTTACAGGTGAATCTGATTGACTGGCAGGGACGCTGCCAGCAATTGCCTGCGTATAATCATTCAGTCAAGAACAATAAAGACGTTGACTGGATGGCCTTTCTTGATGCAGATGAGTTTTTATACTCTCCAAAAGGCTACTCCATTAAAGAGTACATAGAGACTATCACACACGTTAATTATAAGATTGCGGGCGTAGTGGCCAAGTGGAAACTGTTTGGTAGTGCTGGTGCAGACAGGCACGAGAAGGGCCTAGTGATTGAGAGATTCACTAAGTGTGCTGACAGAGTAGACCAGCATTGTAAATCTATTATGCGTATGGACCAGCTTATATCGGCAGGTAGAAATACCCACACATTCAGGTCAACTGGTATTATTGTTGACGAAGATATGCACACTCTTCCATATGAATATGCCACATTAAGCAAAGCAGGCGCATCAACTATATGCATTAACCACTACCACACAAAATCAAAAGAAGAGTATCGCCTGCGCTGTCAGAAAGGATGTGCCGACAGTGAAGGGCAGAGAGAATTTGAGATATCCTTTTCATGCCACGATAGAAATGAGGCAGAGGATACGTATCTGAGGGATGCATATACACCTTTGATACGGGATAAAATATATGAAGAGTAATATAAATAGCGAGGTGAAAGTGACAACTAAACAGCCAGACCTTTTTAACGTGTGGTTGATGGGCTACCCAATAGGTCACACAGAATTAAAGGATTGGGCAACAGCGTGGTTCCGGCCTGTGCGAGAGAAGCGTTTATAGAATTGATAGGATTAATATGAGTGAATTAGGCCAGAAAGCCGAGGCGTATGCCTATAAACAAGTCCAGCAGCTAGTTAAGGATGGGCACACTGAAGTTCAAATGGAGCTTAGAGACTTTGATGAAACTATCCGAGAGATTTACACCGCAGGATACACCGAGGCCATGAAAGGGCAGAGGTGGATACCTGTTAGCGAGAGGTTGCCGGGAATAGACGAGGATGTACTTATCTACCCTGAGTCTGCTCGCAGTAAGATATTTTATTTTAATGGAAATGGTTGGGAGTATGAAGGATTTAAGCACGACTTAAATCGCTTTACCCACTGGCAACCACTACCACAACCACCGCAGGGGGGAAGATGATACCTTGCTATAAAAAAGTCTGGAAAGACGAAAGCTGCAGGGTGGATATAGAGATAAGTATTAGCCCTGGTTTTAGTGAGGATACGCGCAAAATAGAACTAACCGAAGGTCACTTCCTCGCCCCTGCCGAGCTTGAGCAGGTGGCGCGAAGTGCTTTTGAGGCGGGGAGGGCTGTTTACTCCAGCACCGACAACGTGCATGTCTGGAATGATTTTAACCACTGGCAAACACAAAACAAGAATTTAACAATTAAAACAATTAAGGAGAAATAGAGGTGGAAGAAGGAAAGTTAATATTTGCATACGAGTCAAAGCCTATCACGCCTGAGAAGGTTGATTTGATTAAAAACCTAAGACAAGACTTCTCGAATATTCACGAGAATATTTTAGTGCATTGTCCTAAAAGTAGAGAGCAATCAATCGCACTTACTCACCTAGAAACCGCAGCTATGTTTGCTATCAAAGCGATAACGCATGAAGTGGTAAAAGACTAAGGGGAGGGCAGAATGAATAAGAGCGATGGAAAGACACATTATATAATTACATGCAAAGACGGAGAAACCGACTTAATATATGGTAATTATCTTTTTCATTCTGCCCAAGCTGCAAAGGCAAAGGTTGGGGATTGGGATGTTTTTCAAAAGACTTCTTGCTGGAGACTTCAAGCAATCAAGTTTGAATTTATAAAAACACAAAACAAGAATTTAACAATTAAGGAGAAATAAAGATGGAACAAGACATAAGCGAAATTGAAATCAACGGCGTGAAGTACGTCAAGAAAGGAAGTGAGCAAGTTAATGCGGTTAATAGCGACGGCTTGGAGTACGTAATAATCCGAGCTGATAGAGCCGGAGCCTTTGCTGGCTACCTTGTAGAAAAAGAAGGGACGGAAGTTACTCTAATAAATGCAAGGCGGTTATGGTATTGGTCTGGCGCTGCGTCATTGTCCGAGCTTGCGATTAATGGAGTTAAGAAACCTAATGACTGTAAATTTCCTGCACCTAATTCCAAGATTACAGTTTTAGGCGTGATTGAAATAATACCAGCAACGGAAACAGCTCGTAAAATTATAGAGGGAGTAAAAATATGGCAAGCGTAGGCTCTGGCTATGTCGATGGCTCTGGCGATGGCGATGGCTCTGGCTATGGCGATGGCGATGGCTCTGGCTATGGCTCTGGCGATGGCTATGGCTCTGGCTATGGCGATGGCGATGGCTCTGGCGATGGCTCTGGCGATGGCTCTGGCGATGGCTCTGGCTATGGCTCTGGCTATGGCTCTGGCGATGGCTCTGGCTATGGCTCTGGCGATGGCTATGGCGATGGCTCTGGCGATGGCTATGGCTATGGCTCTGGCTCTGGCGATGGCTATGGCGATGGCTATGGCGTGAAAGTATTAATCGACTAACACAAAACAAGAAGGGGGCGTAGGTGACGTACTATAGAATAATCGGCGATAAGATTTATGTTTGCTACACTGTTCAGACTATAAATGGGCCGTATACATGGTGGCGAGTACAGGAACTAGCAAAATGACAACCAAGCAGATCGAGGAATTGGATGGACCATCGGCTAATGAAGCCTACGACAACGGCTTCGAGTACGGCTCTCTGGCTAGCTACGACAGGGCGTTGAGTGATGTTATCGAAACGCTTGAAGCTGACACAGACCCTAATTCATGGGGCGCTTTTGCCTTGCCTAAAGTCAGGGAAGTTATAGCAAAACTCAGGGCCGAGAATAAATGACCAATATCCAAGTACCCGATTCCCGTGCTAAATTTATATCTGAAAAGCTTGAAAGGAGACTTCAGAATGCCGCATCAGCATCGTCAGCACCATCACAGACTAGACAAAAGCCAACTACCGCCCCGACTGGAAGAACAGATTCCAGAACTGCCGTTGACAAGTGGACCGAGGCCCTCCGTTATTGTTATGGGTCAGGAGACTGAGGTGACTTTGGCACAAGGACGGCAGATTAAAAAAGACCTTAAGCAGCTTACTCCTGTCTAGCGCAGTGCCCAATAATCAAATATAATATACGTATGGCATGTAGATGTTTCGGCGTATGTACTTGTGGTGTGGCTTTAGGGCCTGCTACACCGTGCTGTGCTCCTCACTGGAGTGAAGATATTTAATGAGCGACTCAGAGCCGATACGCTGTGGAATTTGCCCCATAACATTTGGTGGCTGGGCACTAGATGCCTGTGCCTGGCACGATGCGGCCTATACACGGGGCTCATGGGCACAGAAAAACCTTACAAGAGAAGCTACCGACCTGCACTTCTATAATATGCTATTAGAGCTCTCCAAACGTGGCCGCTGTAGGGCCGGGAAACGTGTGCAGGCGTGGTTGATGTACCAGACTGTACGCGCTCTGGGTGCCCCTTTCTGGGAAGGCAAAGAATAATAAACAAATAGTTTGACATTCATAATGTTTCATTCTAATCTTTTAGAATGAAAAAATTAATAATACTTCCAATCCTTCTTTTTATTAACACCAATGCTTATGCATGGGGCAATTGCGCAGGCGTAATGAAGCCTCTTTGCATGTGGCCTATGGAAGCTTATTGCGTAGGGGCAGGGCCAGTGCAGCAAGATTATTATATTTGTATGGAGAGGTAAGATGACGGACATTAAGGATACCCTTAAAGAGAGGGGCAAATCGTATGCTGAGTTTGAGTTTCAAGCCACCATATCCCAGCAACTAAAGAATGTACTACGTGCCTAAGAGAAGTGGGAGCACCTTGCAGATGACCAGAAAGAAGCACTTGAAATGGTTGTCCACAAGATTGCCAGAATCCTTAACGGAGACGTTAACTTCAGGGACAGTTGGTATGATCAACTTGGCTACCTGCAGTTAGTGGTAAACCGAATGGATAGAGATGCTGATCTTCTAAAAGAAGATATAAAGATTACAGACGACATACCCTTCTAATGGAAAAGCTAATCTACCCACAAGACTGCACCCTCCTGCCCTTTCAAGCAGACTGCATACACAAGATGTTAGCATTCTTGCGGAATGGCGGAGGGTGCTACAATGCCTGTGAAATGGGGCTCGGGAAGAGTGTGCAGGCTATTGTGGCTATGAATACTATTCTCAGGTACGAGCTCTTACCTAAAATATTGATAGTATGCCCGGCAGTAATGAGGCTGGTGTGGAGAGCAGAGTTACAAAAATGGCTTACGTCTCTACATCCAAGCGTACAAGTTCTAACATCTAGTAAACAGCTTAAACAAAAATCAATGTGGCATGCTGTAACTATTATCTCATATGACTTAGCTGCAACTGATGAGTTTAAAAAATGGGCTGAACCATCATATGATATGCTTATCATGGATGAAGCGCATTACTGCGTTGCGGAAGACACACTAATAAACACTCCAGCAGGATTGGTGCCTATAAAAAGTCTAGTAGAGGGGGATATAGTTACAACAATTTCAGATAATGGGGCTGACACTGGGCGCATTATACGCAAAATTAAAGGTAATGAAAAAGAGCCCAAAAGAAAAATTACCCTCAGTAACGGCTATACGCTTGAAGGGCTTGACTGGCACCTTGTTAGAACGCCTTTACAGTGGACCGAACTTGGAAAACTACAAGTATCCGATCCAGTGTCCGTGGTGCAAAAAGGTTTGGGACGCACGCTACCCATCATGGGTAATGTGGAGAACTTTCTGCAGCGGCAGATGTGCAAAGCTAAACCATTGTCACAACGGTGGGTGGTCAGATCATATGCGAAAAAAGAACCCTATGAAGATTCCTGCGGCAAGAATGAAGATGCGGGCCACACTGAAACGTATAGGACACAAACCTCCACTACAGGGCGGGAACGGCAAGAAAGCACCATTGGCACAGGTAAAATTAAAGCAATTATGCAAATTGGTATTTCCGCAGTATCAGGTAGTGTTAGAGTATGCAGTTGGGCTAGGATGCAAGCAGCCCGGATTTCCTACAGCGTACAAACTAGATGTGGGTATACCAGAATTAAAACTAGGGGTAGAGGCAGACGGGTATTCTCATCAAAGCCTAGTCAGGAAACAACAAGATTTGAAGAAAGACAAGAAATTGAAACAGCTAGGGTGGAGAATATTGAGATTTACGAACACGGAGATACTGGAGAAGCCGGCAAATGTTATTACGACCTTGAGCTCGATAGACACCACAACTATATAGCTAACGGTATTATAGTACATAATTGTAAGTCCCCCAAAGCTAAGCGTACCAAAGCTATCCTAAAACACATCTGGCCTAGAGCAGTATTTAAAATCTGCCTCTCCGGCACACCCTTCACTAATAACGTCATAGATGGTTACACATTATTTAATAAACTCGCCCCATATGACTTTCCTGATTTCTGGTCATTTGCTAACACCTATTCACATAGAAAGAACAACGGGTTTGGTATTACGTGGGAAGGGTTAAAGAATGCTGATAAACTACGTGCTATAATTAATAATAATTTCTTTTTACGTAAGACAAAAGCACAGGTGCTCCCAGAACTCCCGCCCAAAGTCTACCAGAAAATAACGCTTGATGAGTCCTATGCACACAAACTCACTAAAGAGCAGGAAGCTGAATACGAGAGATACTACCAGGACCTGAAACGCCTGCTTGCCGGTAAAGAAACTACACGCATCCCGCCTCCTCCAGTATCCATTATGACAGTGCGTAGGGAGCAGGGGTTAAAAAAAGTTAAGCCTATTATCGAATTTGTTAAAAATATGCTTGAACAAAATGTCCCTGTTGTGCTATTTGGAATTTTCAGGGATGTGCTTACTGAATTTGAAGAGACTTTTAAATCCTATAAACCAGCAGTTATTCACGGCGACGTATCAGCAAAAAAAAGGCAAGAAGAAATTGAAAGATTTCAAGCCGGAGACACTGATTTATTTATTGGACAGCTTACAGCCGCAGGAGTTGGAATTACTCTCACTAGAGCTTCGGATGTTGTACTGGCGGAATTGTCCTATAGCCCTGCGGAGATATCACAAGCCGTGGACAGAACGCATAGAATATCTCAGAAAAACTCTGTCACCGTCCACTACTTCGCGGTCGAAAACTCGGTTGACGAAAAAATAATTGATATTGTTATGGATAAAGCAAAGATATTTTCAGAGATTTTAAAAGAGGAGAAGTGACTATGGGCACCGCATGCAACGTCTCAGAATGTGCTAGGCTCTTTGAGAAGAAACTTAAAGATCGGTTAAATGTTTTAGCTAAAGACGCAACTGATGTCTTTGTAGAAGAGTTAAAAGAGATGTTGATGGGTAACGCTATGGAGTTTGCTAGCGGTATTACATTTGAATATGAATCACAGATAACTCATAGCGATGTACATTTAGTTTTAAGGTTTCCAAATGACAAATAATAAAGAATTGAATCACAAAGAAAGAGCCCACGCCCCATTTGGTGGCTCAGTAGCAGCACGCAGGATTAACTGTACCGGCAGTTACTTCCTGGAGTCCCAGCTCCCCCCACAGCCAGCTTCCGCTGCAGCTGACGAAGGCACTGAAGCACATGAATGTGTGGAGTGGGCACTTGCAGATTTCCTCTATCGCAAAATCGAAGGTGAGGGTATAGATTTAGTAAAGCCAGTACACTTTAACAAGTACGCGCAGTTCGCGGAGGATTATGTCGACACCGTATGGACAAAGGCACTTCATAGCTCTATTACAGGAAAGTCGTATGCTATCGAGACGATTGTTACTATTAATGAGTCTCTGGGTATGTACGGGCCTTGTGATTTTGCTTGCGTTTACTCAGACGAGCGAGGCCGTAGTTGTGCTATTGTTATCGACTATAAACATGGCTACAACTTTGTTCCTGTTGAAAAAAACGACCAGCTTGCACATTATGCTTGCGGATTACGCGAAGATGTACGCAGAGCTGGCAAAGACCTCGAGTACATACGAGCTGCAATTTACCAACCTCGCGCAGGTGGTGAAACATATAGAGAGGTTACTTTCACCGCAAAGTTTCTGGACAGCTGGAAAAAGCGTGCAATCAAAGCCGCCGAACAAATTTTCGTTAGTAAAAAAGCGAAGTTCAAGTGCGGAGAATGGTGTAAATTCTGCAGAGCCAAGCCAGTCTGTAAAGCGTATGCTAAGCAACGAACGATAGAGACCCAGCTTAACCTCGTTGACCACGCTACAATTGAACTGCCAAAAGTTGATATGCTCTCCCCAGAGCACATAGTTAAACTGGTGCTGCATGGGGATAAGCTTATAGACCTTGTTGAAACTGCAAAGAAGATAGCCTTTGATGGCTGTGCGGCCAACGGCGAGTTTCACGGTTTAAAACTCGTTGAGGGTCGTGGTAAACGTGGCTGGGATAAGGGCCAAGATGAAGACGAGATTGCCACCCAGATGAAGCAGCACGGTATCAAGACCCCCTATAAAGAATCTCTCCGTGGTATTACGGAAATTGAAAAGGAGCTTAAAAAGTTAAAGCCTGAAGCACAGGCCAAAGAGCTCATGGACTGCTGGACTACAAAGTCAGTCCCCAAAATTCTAGTTGATTCGACTGACCCGAGACCGGCTGTTGCCTGTGCTAAGGATATGCTTGAAGCAATTGGAGATTAAAAACATTAAATAAAAAGTAAAATAAAATGGCTGAAAAGATAAGCAAACATAAAACATACGGATTCGTGTACGGAATTTCCAACAAAACCCCGCTGGGCAGACTGGCATGGGTTAATCTGGTTACTCCAAAAGAATCTACTTTCCCAGTTAAAGAGGGCGATAAGGTTCCGGCACCACGCTATGAACTTACCCTGCTACTTAAGAAGAGTGACCCAAAGGTAAAGGCCTTTGTTGCAGAACTCGAGCTACAGAAAAAAGAAATGGTTGAGCTCTTTAATGAAGGCAAGAAAACAAAGATTGGTATAGACGAAGTTATTAAGGATGGGGATGAGATGGATACAGACTCCTATCCTTTCTATGCTGGTAACTACTACATGGTGCCAAAGAAAGAACAGCGCCCTCCTATCTATGACTCAAATGTAGAGCCAATAGAACCCGGAGCTGTCATAGGCGGTATGCCTGGACTTTGTGTAGTTCGTCCAATCTGCACCTCTCATGGTATCAGCTACCAGCTGCTTACTGTGCAGCTTGGGAAAGATGATGGCGTGAGATTTGGCGGAGGAAAGTCTGACGCTAAAGCACTATTAACCGCATTAGGAGATGAAGATGATGCACCATTTGATGAATCTGCTGAAGAGACTCCTGTTAAAACTAAAGATGTTGTAGCCGGAAAAGCTAAAGCACAAAAAGGTCAGCTTAATTTAGATAAGTTGGCATAAACAAGTTTTCGTATTTTCACTCCAATTTTAATACGAGCGTCTTACTAGGACGTTAAAACGGTTGGCTTAGCGGTAAAAGTAACCGCCCTTTTATCCCTCTTTATGCAGCAAAAATCTTTCAACATAGATTTCCAAGCCACCCCCTTTACCGTCCACTATATTCAAGAACCATCCATGGCGAAAATCGCCATAGACCACTTGATGAAAAAGGATGTACTGTTTGCAATCGATATAGAAACAATGGCGTTGCCGCAATTCCGCACTATCAATAAGGCAGGCCTGTCCCCGCACCTATCTAAAGTAAGGTTGTTACAGGTTTTTGATGGCACCAACATTTGCGTCTTTGATTTGAACTGGTTTCCAGAAGCATCACTTCAGATGTTTGTGCCATTCTTATCTAGTAAACGCTTCGTAGCGCACTATGCTCTGTTTGAACTTCAAAGGTTTATGCAGTGGGGAGTAGTCGATATGAACATCCACTGCACCTTGTTACTGGCAAAGCTTATGTATCATGCGGTGGTGCCAGATGACGCAGGTATCTCAGTAAGCCTTGATTCTCTGGCTAAAGAACTTCTAAGTATTGACCTTCCAAAAGCCTGCCAAGTCTCAGACTGGGGTGTGGAGGATTTAACATATGAACAGATTGAATATGCAGCTCTTGATACTGTTGTCTGTCTAAAGCTTGCTGAGAAACTTGTTAAAGGGTTAGACAAGTATGGGCTACACAGAATCTATAAGCTCACAAAAGATGCCCAGCACCCAATTGCCGTAATGCAATTAAATGGGTTTAAGCTTGACGTTGAGGCCCATAGAGAGCTTATCCCACAGTGGATTGAAGATCTCGTGCCTGCCAAAAGAAAGGTACAAAAGATTACAGGTATTCAAAGTTTAACAGCGCCTAAGTTAGGTTTATGGTTAGAACAAAACCTTGACCCGGCTACACTTGCCATGTGGCCGCGCACCGATAGTGGAAAGATGTCTACGTCTGCTGACACCTTTGCAGACTTCTCGTACCACGAGATAGTTAAACCGTTTTTAGAATACCAAAAGCGTGCGACTCTTTGTTCAACGTTTGGGCAGACTTTAATTAATCAGGTTAATCCTATGACGCGTAGGTTACACCCTACATTTAAACTGTTAGGTGCTAGGACAGGCAGGCTTAGCTCCTCTGAACCTAATTGTTTTGACGCGGATACTGAGATTCTGACAGATACTGGTTGGATTAAATTTCCAGAAATTACACCTGCATCTAGGGTGGCCCAGTGGGATGATGGTATAATAACATTTACCTATCCTCTTAACGTAATTAAACAAGCGTATACTGGGGATTTAGTAGTACTTAAAAATCAGCACATAGATATGGTATGTACTGCTGAACACAGGTGCTTGTTACAGAATAGACGTAGTAAAAAATACTCTGTTGTAAAGGCTATAGACTATCTACTGGATGCTAAGCAATTACATGCTGGAGTTTACGGTGATATGCCTAAACTAGACACCAGCTTCCTCACAACTGCACAGATACAGTTACTTGTAGCTACGCAAGCTGACGCCCATTTTCGGGATGGTGGTATAGAGTTTAGATTTAGAAAGAAAAGAAAGAGCGATAGACTACTGCGGATACTTAAAGCTTTGAACGCTAAGTATACAACTGGAAAACGTGCAGATAAGGCCTACTCTTATAGGATATATAAATCAGACTTAGTTACATGGATTCGTAGTATACTAACTGATAAAAAGATATTCGGTAAGTGGGTTCTGGATTTTAGCTATGAGCAATTACGTATATTCTGTAATGAGTTATTTTACTGGGATGGGCTGGTAGTAAGGCGTTCTAATTACGCATCCTCTATAGAGACAAACGCAGATTGGGCACAGATTGCATTAACTTTATGCGGGTATAGAGCTAAAAAGAGAATCTATAAATACGGCCCAGACAAGACCAGTAATAGCTATCAACTTGATATTACACATAGAGATTATTCAGGAACAGCAAACGTAAGTAAGTCTATAATACCAGTTAAAAATCAGGAGGTTTATTGTGTCGAAGTACCGTCATCATACATTGTTATCCGTAGGAATGGTTGTACAGCTATTACCGGTAACTGTCAGAATATGCCTAGAAACAATGAAATTCGTAATAATTTCATTGCTGAAGAAGGATGCGTATTCTTGTGCGCTGACTATTCGCAGATTGAGCTTCGTATTGCAGCTGAAATTAGCGGTGATAAACAAATGCTTAGCGCCTATAGAGAAGGCACAGACCTCCACGCCCTCACAGCAAGCAGAGTTCTTAACAAAGCAATCAAAGATGTTACAAAAAAAGAGCGACAAATCGGGAAAGCTCTCGGACTTGGGCTACTATACGGACTTGGGGCTAGGAAGTTCAGCCACTATGTCAAAAAAGGCTATGCTAGAGATGGGGTTAGTGTATCCGAATCAGAAGCCTTCGACTACATTGAGAGATACCGCGAAACCTATCATGGACTCAGAGACTGGCAAATCAACCAAGCCGAACGTTGTAAAACTAGTCTCCGCGCAACTACTCCATGCGGTAAAATTAGAAAACTTAATGAGCTCAACTACTACGGTGGAGGGCTTAATGTCCCTATCCAAGGGGCGGCTGCTGAAGTAATGCTGTATGCTCTGGTAAAGCTTGAAAAGGCTTTCCGGGGCATCGGTAAGCTAGTAAATTGCGTACACGATGAAGTGCTGATTGAGGTAAAACCATCTTCAAAGGATTTAGATTTACTAAACTGTAGGCTTATGATGCAGGACTGTATGACTGAAGCCTACCTAGAGGTATTCCCAAAGGGGATTACTAAGAATTTAGTAGAGGCCTCAGAAGGCAAAACATGGGCTACGGCAAAATAGACTATTGACCTTCTCGAACATATTGTTATTATGGCGAATATGAAATTACACCAAGGCCCCAGACTACAGAAGTTACCTACTGGGCAGCATGTATTGCTGAATGAATTGTGGAAGAAATTTGGAGGTATGCGCCCAGCATCCAAACGGATTGGCGTGCCTGAATATCTTCTTAATATGTGGAGAAAAAGAGGAGCTGTGCCCCTGACTAAATGCAGGGTTGTTTCTGAAGCCCTGGATGTTCCACTATATGCACTTAACTTTAGAGATATGACTGACCTTACTGGTGACTACCCTGGAGGGTGGGCTTATGCAGTAGAAAGCTGTGGTTTTTCTAAAGAGATAGTAACTAAAATTTTAAAGGCAAAAGAGCCAAAATAAGGAAATATATGACAGAAGAAACAACTACAGAATGTGAAGGCGCAAAAGATGGATGCTGTGCATCCACCACTACTAATGAAGAGTGTGATAAGATGAAGTCACTTATAGCTGGCGCTGTTGCCGGCATGGTATCACCCGTTGACCCTCTGGCGCTTATTGCCCAGCTGGCAATAACCGTATCCCAGATGCAAAAAGATATGGCTAATATGGAAAAAGCAATCGGACAGAATATGTCTGAGATTATTAACTATATGAACAGTATTGCTCAGCGTATTCAACCTAGCCCTCTGGCTGGTGCAGCTGCAGGAGCTAAGCAAAATAATGTAACGCCAATCAAGCCGCCTACAGATGGTGGCAGAGATTCACCACTTTCAGCTGCATAAGTTTTATAGGCTAGTCATAGGGTAGGTAGGTATGATCTCACTAAGTAACCACACCAAGTATTTATTTATTCTATGGCTAGTTTTTTTAACAAGCTGCGCGTCCATACCGGTCCCCCCTCCTGTAGAACCGCCGGCCACGGTTGCTACTAGGGCAGCAGTAGTAGTAGAGCCCAGTAGATGGGGCTATGATGTACTGGCACTTGCCAAGTACTGTAACACGTATCTAAAAGCACCAAGACTTCCAAAAGTCTCAACACTTCTACGCACTTTCGGTGACCCTCTGCCCTGCATAGACCAGGCGCTCTCTCGTGGTGGGCTTACGAGCGTTCAGTATAACCTAAGAGATGCCACCTGTTGGCGTAATCGTGTATGCCCTCCGGGTACTCCAAGTCTGACAGACTGGAATGACATGAAGAAACTTGCTCTACAGGTTAATCGGCGTGCTGTGGAGCATCCAGAGGTTGAGCACTGGATTAGCCCTTATCTTGAACATGATTTTAAAGACGCCAATGTTATTAAAAAAGCCTGTACCGTTTCACTTTCAGCTTGCCCGACATGCAGGTGCATCAATGAGCCTATGTCAGGAACAAGAAATACTCCGTACCCTCTTGAACTCCACGGAACTACTAATTCAGCATGGAGTATATCTGGTGATGGGTCTTCATGTTTTGATGGGGACAATATCAAAAACGATGGTAACAATTTCCAGCATAGATTAGCTGGCAGTGATGCTACGTATGCATGGTTTAATGAAATGAATGGGCGCGTTACTGGGGATAAGGTTTTTACACCTATAAATAAAAGAACCTGCTGGCCTACTTCAGATTTGATGTCGCAGGCCCAAAAGATAATGGTATCAGAGGAAGCCACTATTCCTAATGCTCCACCACAATGTAAACAGACTGTGCGTATCAATAAGAAAGCCGGAGAAATAAATAAGACAAATGCTGAGATGTACGCACCTTGTCCAAATCCTGATAAGCGTGGCAATAAGCAGTTATTTATACTACGTAAAGCGGGCACTAGAGGTAGTAAATTAAAGATTAGAAATTCAAGCGGTAAGGAAGTAGGCTGCGCCGCTTACTATGGACCGTATAGTTCTGCGGGTCTGCATAGATGGTATGTTGGCTCGTGTTCTGGGCAGACACCTTGGGGACTTTACAAAGCACTTGGAAACGAGTGGGGCTTTGCAGAATTGGGAGGAGGCAGGTGCCTACTGTTCAGCTCTATACGCAGGGAAGGTGTGTATAGATGAAAAGAAATTCAGGAAAGCACGGCTTAGCTGATACTGCACTATATAGTATATGGCGAAATATGATTAGCAGATGCTATAAAACTACTGCTAAAGATTATCATAACTACGGCGGTAGAGGTATAAGGGTCTGTGAAGCATGGCGTAGTGTTACTAACTTTTATACCGATAATCTACATACGTATACTGCCGGGTTGACGCTGGACAGAGTAGATAACGACCGTGAGTACAGCCCAGCTAACTGTATATGGGCTAATAGAAAGGCACAAGCGCAAAAACGCAGGTCTAATATTACTGTATATTTATGGGGGTCTACTTATAATTTAAAGCAGGCACTTCGTATCTTGAGTATCAGTTATGATTTCTTTAAGTACTACAGGAAAAAGCACAAAATAATAAATCACGATACTGCAATAATAGCCTGTATTGAAAAACAAAATAGAGAAAGACTTGGGAGTTATCGCTAATGGCACTTGTATCAATCATCACATGCACCGGCTTCAGGTCACAGGCTCTGGCTCTATGCCAAAGGTATATTGAAAGACAGACTTTCCGTGGCACCCTACAGTGGATTGTTGTTAAAGATGATGCCACTCCTGACACTCTTACAACTACCAAGCGGGGCCTTACAATTGAGCAGTATCAAGGTCCCAGAGTCTGGACCCCTGACTACAATACGCATAGGGGCAACATGGAACTTGCTCTTACTAAGGTAAAAGGGGATTACCTCTTTATACTGGAAGACGATGACTACTACGCCCCAAAGTACATACAGTCATATGTAGACGTAATGGGTAGCGTAGACGTTGTGGGTCTGGCGTCTGCCAAGTACTTCCATGTTAAATGTGGCGGATGGAAGGTGCTGGGTAATGATAAGCATGCATCCCTTGCCTCTACTGCTGTAAAGAAGTCAGCTATTCCGCTTATGTCTAAGGCCGTAGACTCGGGCGAACTGTATGCCGATAGGGTTTTTTGGGCGGATATTCATAAAAACAACCGCTCCCATGCCTTATTAGGAGGGGTATCAACGTCTGTAGGTATCAAGGGTATGCCTGGACGTGGGGGCATCACCCCTTCCCACCGCGAAATGCGGGACTATCTCATTGACTCAGATTGTAGTGTTATCAAAAGCTGGATTAATGAGGATTACGCTTTATATTCACCATATTGTACAAGGATAAAAAATGAAATCAAAACTAGAGAAGAAAACAATTTCAAGCAAAAAATCAAAGATGCCGGTGTCCCCCTCACAGCCCCAGCGTACTTCCCAGACTCCGGAGCAATCGCCTCGGCCATCAAAGCTCTCGAAAAAGCCACCTCAAAAACCAGCTTCAAATAAAGCCACTATCAGGGCTCCTAAGCAATAAGGTATACTTATAAGGAGGGATATATGCCACTCACCAGTAAGGGGACCAAGATTCTATCTAACATGGCCAAGACGTATGGGGCCAAAAAAGCGAAGACTGTGCTCTACGCTATGATTGAGGAAGGTAAGATTACAGGAGCAGAGAAGCCGGCAAAGCCCTCTAAACGTAAACCTAAAAAATAAGGAGCTGTATGGCGTCTTTTGTATTACGATTACTTAAGTCTAATGGCATTAAACGTAGGATAGCAGCATTGCTGCAGACTGTGGCGGCTATAGCTAGTGGTTCCCCTATATTAGCACCATACACAAGCATCCTGGCCAGTATAGCAACGTATCTGGGTATAGGTGGTGTAGTTCAGGCAGGAGCCAGCAAAAGTTTAGGGCTATCCCCGCTAAGCACGCTGGCTTCCTTTTTTGGTGCGCTATTATTAGCCACCCAAAACGTGCCTGCACTTATGCCTTACGAGCCCCTTATACACAGTATAGTGGTCATACTGTCCTTATTTGCTACAGGCTCTATGGTCAGTGGCGGTAAAGGCTGATTAGCTTGTTACCTGTCTATGACAACACGTAAACCCATCAGTACACTGTCGGTGACTGAAACTGCAGAACTATGTCCTATGATTTGTGCATCTGATACTGCCCGCCCTAAATGTGCCGTTGACTTTGAACACACCAGAGCCCCAGAGTGTGCCCTATTGGCAGCAATATTGGATAGAGCTGTCAGGGATTTGGGGCCAGAGGTAGACCATATGGAGCGCTCTAGCGCAATCAATTGGTTTACGGGGGTTAGCAATAAGTCTTTAGAGGATGCGTGTTTTAGCTTTGAAGATATCACCCTATTTCTTGACTTAGGAAAACTAGAGATTGATAAACTTAGAGATATGGTGCGCTACGCTATACAGCAAGGGGCACGCAGGCCTAAAGGTGATACATGAAACAGTGTAGATGTTGTAAGCAGTATCTACCCTTAGTAGCGTTTAGCGCTAACAGTACGCACCCATATTGTAGACCGTGTGTTAAGATTAAAAATAAAAAATATAGAACTAATAATCGAGAGAAGCTTAAGCTATATGAGGATAAGCGGTACCCCAAAAGAGCAACCGACCCAGAATACTTGCGTAAATCTAAACTACAACAACGTAAATGGGTGGAGAACAATAGAGATAAGCATACCGCTAGAAAGCTACGCTGGAAGAACGCCAATAGGCTAAAAACTAAAGCCCACACAGCCGTAAAGGATGCGATTAGACGCGGTAAGTTAATAAGATTGCCGTGCGTACAGTGCCAATCTATTATAAATTTAGAAGCGCACCACGAAGACTACACTAAACCTTTAGACGTAATATGGCTATGTAGGTTATGCCATGTAAAATTTCATACTAAACGTGAGCAGCTATGAGCTATATATTGGGGATTGATTGTGGCCAAGAGGGTGCGTTTGCGTTGCTTGAACGTGACGGCACTATATTACAGTGTAAAAAGATTCCTACTATAAAGGTAAAATCCAAAGGCAAGGTAAAGGTTCACTACGATACTTTAGGTATAATCACTTACTTCCATATCAACAGTAAATTCTATCCCGGAACAAAGGTATTCATAGAGGAAATACACGCTGCCCCAGGGCAGGGTGTGACTTCTATGTTTTCAATGGGTTACGGATTTGGTTTGATTATAGGCATACTTAGCGCTATGAAGCTGCCGCACGTAAGAGTTGCCCCGCAGGAATGGAAAGGTAAGCTCCTTAAAGGTATGCCCAGAGAGAAGATGGCCTCGGTTGTAGTGGCAAGCAGGCTCTTCCCAGATTGTCTGCCGTATCTTAAGCTTCCTAAAGGTGGCATGGACCACAATGTGGCAGACGCGCTGTTGATTGCTGAGTGGGGCCGTCAATCTTCTTTAAGCTGACCAGCAAGGTACTTAACAGTAGACGCAGACAGCAGTTTGTTTACATACGTTCTGAGTTTTGTTTGCGTCTTATCTGAACGTGCAGAGTACCCTTCTGCGTTTCTAAACTGCGCTACAATATTACGTATACCAGGCCCAGCGTCTTTAAGTATAGCTCGTTTAGCAGGGTACTCTAGCTCTGTAAGAGTAGCCCCGGCTATGGCCTTTTCTTTTTTTGAATCAAGTTTTATATCATCAATTGATGGGATACTGTAATTTCTATCTACTAGCCATCTTATATCTAAATCTTGAGCACGTGTACTGTAGACCCGGTGCATACCATTAGACAGGTCTCTAGCATCTAGGTCTTCTCCAAATATATTAAGTGCTGATTTACCGACAGCACTTTGCACAAAGGGTATACCCTCTACTATAGCTGATTTTACATCACGCCATGCGTCTACCGGGTTATCCATATACTTTGAAACAGTACGCATAGCCCCTATCCCTGGTATTACAGCAGGCTTAACAAGGTTTAGAAGTATACGCCCAATAGCCTCTTTTGACTTCTCAGGTCGTAGGTGTGCTTTTTGTATATTATCGTACAGGTCGGCCAGCCCTCTTACCATACTGACACGAGATAGTGAGTAGCCTGCGTCTGTAATGCTAGACCATATTAAAGCTCCAGTAAGCCCAGCGTCTGGCTCTTTTGCGCTTCTTAACCTGTCTCCGTAGCTCCCTATTATACCTAACATCAATCCGTATACAGTCTCTGGGAAAGGTATATATGTATCACCTATACGTATAGAACTGGTAAGCCCGCCACTATCCTTGTACGCTTTCCGTGCGTCTGGGTCAGTGTGGTAGTCTGGGCCTATAATATCAAATACTCTTTCGTCTTCTGGCTTCTCACGTTCTGTACGCAGTGCAGCTATCAACGCACCTCCTATAGTGGTGCCTACGATAGAGGACGCTAAAGCCAAGTCCCGTTCAAACGGAGTACGATTAAGAGACTTTTTAGTTTGAAATTTTACAGCAGCACCGAAAGGGGTAAACTCCAATTGCTGTCCAGCCATCTGCCCTACCGAGTTTGCAAACGCAACCAGAAATTTACCAGTTGCAAACGGCTGCCCAGCCCCTTCTAAAATTCTTACTCCATTTTTAATAATCTCTACTACTACACCCATAGCCCCCTGTGCCGGTGTATTTAAGTTTATCTGACCAACTTGCTTTATGGCGTCCCTTCCATGATGCATACGGGAGGGCAGACTTTGAAATATCTCCTCTTCTAGTACCCTCTGTTGATGCTTAGTGTACTTTACTCCCGCTTCTCGCAGTCTATCAGCCTGTGTCTTAGCGGCTGCTTCTGCTTTGATACGGTTGGCTTTTGAATCGTATATGAACTCCTGTAATGCCAAGGCAGTAGTGGGCAACATCTTCCCATCTGGGCCTAGCAGCTCATTTTTTATTTTTGCAGCATCAACGGTCTTATTGTAGTAATAGGCAGCTGCTGCTCCATGAAATGCTGCTGTTAGAGGTACTGAGTTTATAGCCTCTATAACAGAAATCATTCTTGTCAGCATTCCTGATACCCATGTTATAGGTGTCTTATGAAGTGCTAAAAATGCGTTACGCCCTGCGGCGCCCATCTTAGATTTGAATGTCTTATTTTTAGATACGTCCTCGTAGGTAAGTTCTCCAATCAGTTTTAACAGGTCCATCTCTCTAATAGTCTGGAGGTCATTCATCAAGTCTGTAGTATCCAGACTTGAGTGTATGAGGCCAGTCTGTATTGCTATCTCAGAATCCTCAAATGGTATACCTACTCTATTCCCCTGTAATACTGCGTTTGCTAAACCTTTAGTTTTACTTAAATTATACTTATTAAAAATCTCTGCTAAAAAAGGAGTAAGTGTACTGCGATAGTCTATGCCTGTACCGAATTTTTTAACGAAATAATAGGCGTCCATTAGCCCTAAACTGACAGCTTTTCCAGGTATGATTAACCCAAAATTTGCTCCAGCAGTAACAAGGTTGGTAGCGTTTCCTATTAGTCCTGTAATCCATACTGCCTCTATTAGCCGCTTCATTGGGATACTGGTACCCTTAGAGCCTGCCAGTTTAAGGTCCAGTGTGCTTTGTAGCTTTCGCCTCTGCCCACCCTCTACCATAGAATCTATGGCTGTCCTTAGTTTAGTTATGGCTGCCTGATTTTCTGCTTCCACTTTAGCAGCTGCAATAGCTTTATCTTTAACACGCTTATTGGCAGCTTCTGCTTTGGCCTTTTTGTGTTCAAGCTCCGCTATCTTTTTTTGGCGCTCAGTACGGTCTGGTAGAGGAGGTCTGCTATCACGTTTCTCTTTAAGTGCCTTGATACTTGATTTGTACTTTTCAAGCTTAACTTTAGTTTTAGGGTCCAGTACACTATCTTTAGTAGCGGCTGGACGTTTAACTAAGTCCTGTAAAAGTTTTTTATTTGCGTCTATAGCTTTACGTTCAGCTGCTGTACCCGGCCGTACACCTTGGGCTTTAGCTACTAAAGCTTTATTGTCATTAATTTGTTTTTCTACGAATTGGATTAGTGCGTTAGAGGACTCCTTAACTTTACCTCCAAGGGATACTGCTTTAGCCAGGTTATTTACTACTTTATTTAAGCCCAGCAAAGCATCCAGAGCACCGCCTTCTGACTTAGAGAACAGTTTACTAAGCTCTAGCCCAGATTTAGTTTTAACTGTAATTACGCGCTTCCCTTTAACCGGCACCTGACTAACTACAATACCCTCTTCCAGTTGAGTTAGTATCTCCTCTACGTGTGCAGCTATTGCAGGAACAGCTTCGGCCTGCTGTACTGCAGCCTCTGCCGCTACTGCTCTGGACTGTATAGCAAGGCTGTGCTGCATGTGTTTGTCGATACGAGCGTCTGTAGCTAACTGCTTAGACTCATCTGTTGTGGACCGTTTAATTTTTAAATTAGCTACGGCTATGGCAGCTTCTTTCTTAACTTTATCCGCTGCGGCACGAGCTGTTGCGGCTCTATTGCGGAGGATAGCCAGCTCTGATTGCTTGGCTTGCTCTTTAGTTTTACGCTCATTCTTGACGATAGCGTCTACTTCTTTCTTAGCTGCGTCTACTGCTATGTCCAGTCTAGCGGTAGCGTCTTTTTCTATTTTTTTAATCTCTTCTGAAGTCAGGTCTTTAGTTTCTTGGGCATTGGCAGTTACATTTAATAACTTCTCGTAAAGCTTGCCAGTTTCCTTTTCTACCTTTTCAATAGCTTTGCGCTTCTCTCTTGTAACTTTCTTTTCTTGGGCCTGTACAAGTTCAGTAACTTTAGTAATTTCTGTATCCATTGCAGCGTTAAACGCTTCTGCCATTCGCACACCTTCTGCCTCTATGGCAGCGACCTCTTCCTCATAGGTCTGCTGGTCCTGCGCGTCTGGACCATCCCGTGCAACCTCGGCGTCAACTAGGGCTTTTTTCTCTGCCTCTATTTTTGCAGTAATAAGCTCTGGATTTCTAATCTCATCTACATGAATTTTTTCTGCAGTAGCTTCCTCGTATACTGCTTCAGTCTTAGCAGTTTCATAGGCGGTTATTCGCGCTAGACCTCCTACTAAATCTTTTCCTCTTGTATAGTAAGTTGCCTGTCCTGCTACCGCTTCTTTTTGTGCTATGTGCTCAAACAGCGGCTTAGCTATAGTAGCCAGCTGTTCAATAGCTGCACCATCACCACTTGCAATTGCTTCATTCTCTAGGTTAGCAAATTGATTTAACAGTACTACCCCGGCACGAGACTCTATACCAGATGTTGTAGTAGACGGCGTAGACATGAGCCAATCTGCTAACCCAAAGAAACTCCCATACTGCCGCAATTCTGCGTTAGCTTCATCATGGGAAAGTGTGTCGTAGTATAGCCCTTTACTGGCTAAGCCCTGTAATGTAGGGGACAACATCTCTGGGCGCTCGGTCAATGTATTATGTAAACGTGTTCCAAATGAGGATAGCTTTTGCTCTACTTCAACACTACCGGCAGCACCTATACTTCTATCAATATTAATTTTACGTATACGTGCAGGTATTGGGTGAATCTGTGTAGTTATCTCTTGCTTATTGGGGCTGACTGCGTTTGATACTCCCACCCTATACATGCCTACAGCAGGCGCAGGAGAGGACGGTATTTTCTCTAGTTTACCACTACCGTCTGTGCTTATCAGATACGCATTCTCGTCTCCTGCGTTACCATTCACCAGATGCGCTCTACCGGATGCAGTCTCATTTACAATCTTGGCAGCAGTGGACTCGTCTACGTATATGTTATTATCAAAAGCACCCTCTACTGTTCCGTTAGAAAGTGTACGTACTATCTGACCAGATGCATTTCTAGCGTCAACAGACCCATCTTCCATCTCGTAAAGAGGTGTCAGGTTTTCTACATCTGGTTTAGTTACAACGCGCACGTCCCCTTCTGGGGTAGTCACTACTTCAGTAATTGGTTCTACTTTTGTATCTGCAGGTTTTACGGATACTGGGCCTATATTCTGTTTTATAACAGGCGTAATAGGTACCCCAAACTCATCTACCTCATCAGCTCTTTGGGCAGAATCCTGCTTGCCTGGGATTACTACTCTATTATCTTTTCTTCCAGATAGTTTAGCGTCTCCATAGGCTACGCCCCCTACAACACCTGCAGATATTGCACCGATTGCTCCAGCCTTAAACGCACTTTCCCAGTCTGCCGGCTTATCTGGGTTGCCTTCCTGTATACCTTGTGCTTTACCAGATATAAGTTGACCAGAGCCTTCTGATACAAACTCACCGGCCATGCCCCTTACAAGCTCTTTGCCTGCCGTAGCGCTTAGTCCATGTTTTAGAACTTTCCCAGCAGCACCGAACGCTAACTTTTCCCCTACTAACTGGACTGCTTGTGACCCAGCTTCTAAAGTTGCGGCAGTCTTGGCGTCCTCTCTGCTACCTGTAAGTCTTTTAGTTTCTGTATATCTGTTTACTACTTCACCCAAAGCTCCTGGACCCTGATACGCTACAAAGCCTGCTGGCCCTGTGGTAGCTGTGACTAGCGCAGTAGCTGCACCCTGGGCAATTCCTGCCTCTATATTTCCAGTCCAGGATTGCGCAAACTCTGGGTCTATCACCTCTGTAGAAAATCTGTTTAAATCAAAATTATTAGTAACTGTTTTATTGGCTAGCCAGTTTATTACCGGAGCAGCCGGTCTAGCTACAGCTAATGCTGCATTTGCACCTTGCTCTGCCAGGTTATATCCAAACTGTGCAGCTAAGCCTAAGCCTTCGTGTGACTTCTTATACGTCTCTTGTCTTTTCTGACTGGCAAACTGTTTAATACTCTCCTCGTATCCTTGCTTATTTATTAAAATCGCAGGGTCACTTGAGTCTTTAATAGCAGCTAGATTGGCCTCTTCCCATTTAGTATAGAGGTCTAGGTCTCCACTGATATTAACCTTATCAGTTTCCGCACCAGTAGTGGGGTCTTTCTCTTTTATAGTATTGGAAGCAATAACTTCTTGGAAACTAACAGGAGCATTCTGCCCTATGTCACTAAATATGGTCTGGTCACGGTATAGATGCCCAGCATCTGTGGCATATCCTTCTAAAGATTTTTTAACAGCTGCATCATCTGACCACTGGTACGTATTATAGGCGGAGATAAGCCCTGTTCTAGCCTCTTCGGCGCTGGAGGCTGCGCTAAACACCCCCTCTGCCATGGCGTCAAATTCAAGAGGGTCCATTACTTGAGGTGTATCCACCATATGCTTTATGCCTCTACCATACCGTGTACGAGCATGTGCTTCATCACACTGTCATCTCCCTCATTACCGCCTTCCATGAATGCAACAGCAGCAGCCAATACCTTATCAGGATACTCTACATTCTGTTTATAGTTTGCTGCACTTTTTACAGACCTTAAATACGGCTTTAGCTCTTCCCACGTAGTAAAGCCTTTAGATATCCCATTAAGAACATCGGTGAGTCCACCGTTATACGCCGCCAATCCAAATCGTATATCTAATTCAATTGGAAAACCTGTCTTATCCGTCTGCGCCTGCAGTGCTTTATTGATACGTTCCATCTGCTTATTCAGATACGTAGCTCCTGCCTCTACATTTTTATCTGCGTCAAATACATCTTTACCATATACCCCTAACTCTCTAGCGGTACCAGGCATAAGCTGCATCAAGCCGCGTGCTCTCTCGCCTTTCTTATTGGTAGCAGGCCCTACAGCATTAGGATTACCTGCTGACTCTACTGCTACCATTCCTTTAATAATAGGATTATAGCCCTTAAGAGCTGGGATACTATTTATTTTTTGTATAGTTTCAAACGGCAAAGCAGTAGACCTGAAGCTTATTTTAGTAGGCGCACCTAATAGTGCAGATGTTTTATTTTGCACATACGCTGTGTTCCTGGCTCCTGCCTCCTTATCTGTCAGTACAAAAGACTTTCTAGCCCCCTCGCTATAGCGTGCTACTTCTCGTGATTCCGGGGTAGAAAACATGCTATCTAGTTTTTCCTGCTCACCGGCTGGTCTATTATTTAGTACAAAATCATTTCTGGCTGCAGCTTCATCAGGAATAACTACATCCGGCCTAGACCCATTAAACATACTGTCTAGTTCTGCTTTTTTCTCAGCAGACATAGGTCGTGTGATTGCCACCTGATTAACTGGTGTAGGTGTACTCTGTGTACTTGTTGTAGGGGATGGTGCAGGTCTAGTTGGCATGAGTGCCTGTCCACGTGCAACATGTCTGTCATATATCTTTGTCTGCCCAGTAGCGACAGCCAGCTGTTTAGATGCTTCAAACTTTTTAGATATACGTGCCTGTATTTCTGCATTTGTACCTGTAGCGTTTGGTGTAGAGGTAGACCCAGCGGTCTGTCCAGCTGCTGTACTTTGAGCTTGGAATGTAGGAACACTACTACCAGCCTGCCCGCCCTTAGCTGCGGAGTCTTCTGCAGGAGCTGGTCTACCATTAGGCCAGTAGTACTGCTCACGTAAGGCGCCTTTAGCTTTATAGGAATTCTGGTAATCAAGATACTTTGCAGCTGCAGTACTTTCTATATACGCTACGTTTCTACCATCTGCACCCTGTAGTGGGTATCTACCAGAATTAATAGGGTCTGTTTCTGCTATTCTGGGTCCTACACTATACTTCTCGGCTATGTCTTTCGGGTCTGCGTTCGGTCCAAATATAGCGTTTAATTCTGGCTGAGACCTGGCCTCATTAAACGCTTTATCTACAGACTCCGCAGACTTCTCTATAAGCTTACGGTTGTCATCCCGTTCTCTAGCCTGCATCTCCATGGCCTTGTCGAAGTTATTTTTCTTCCACAAGTCTTGCTGTTCTTCAGGTGTAAAGTGAGGAGCAATCTGCCCCAGTACGTGTTCGGCCTCATTGGGGTTACGTAGCATCCAATCATTAAATTGTGGATTGGTGGCTATTCCACGTATAGCGTTAGGGTCATTGCTATTGATAGTTTTGGCGATTCGCTTCTGTATAGCTATGTCAGTAGTAGCTTGCGCTAGTTTAGCATTATCTGCTTTTAGTTTAGCCCTAGTATTCTCAAGCTTTAAGGCATTGGTAGCTTTTTCATTTTCCAGTGCTAGCGTGTTGTTCTCAATAGTCAGTTCTTTTAGTCTGAGGTCTGCGTCCTGCTCGGCGTTCTGTTCTGGAATCCTATCAATCTGATTCTGCCTAATCTCCGCATTCTGGTCATTAGCAGTTATGGCTTGCTGATTTTGAACAATCTGCTGACCTTGCCCAATGCCCTGTACTAGTCCGTTCACTCCTGCAGTAAAATTGCTTGGTAAATTTTTTCCGGCAGTTATCCCCGCATTTGCACTATTAGCAAATAGGTAGGTATCAATCTTTGGGCCTTCCAGTTGTGAGAATATATTATATTGTGCCACTTTACCTCATCCATGAATACGTAGGTTTTTTGGCGGGCTGCACAGGAGCTGCTGTCATCGGTACACCTCTAGTAGTAAACTTTGAAGGTTTAATGCCAGCAGGCATTCCTTTAATCTGTAATGGTGTTCTCTGTGAGGTATCCCCAGGTGTAACTGGACGAGAAGGTGTAAAGCCTGGACTAGATTGCGAGTACCCCGGGTCTATATCCTTAGCAGGCGCCTTGCCTGACACTGCGGCTATCCCGGCGTTTCTTCCGCCCATTAACTTTTGTGCTTGCCCGTAGCTACCATTATCGAAAACCATATTTAGAGATTGGTGAGACTGCACCAGCTCTAACTCTGATATCCTACCCTCCGCATAAGCCTGATTAGCCAGCTGATAGCCATCTGCTTTTGACTTAATACCAGATTGTGCATACATAGCTCTCTGGTTTTTCATTGTCTTGCTGTAGTTCTCCTCAGTCATAGCCTGATTAAATCCTACATTTTTCAATGATGCGTTACCAAGCTGCCCGCCTATCTGGTCTACATGCGTACCCCCGCCACCTGCAAGTAGTCTACTTAAGGTCCTGCCACCCATGCCGGCAGCAAAATCTAAATCATTTGTGTAGTCTGTGTCATAGGCAGACATGCCTTTACGCCCATTACCATCTGTCAGCTGGTCAGGATTAGTAGCAGAGTGCTGCCCGCCTTTACCATCCATACCAATATCAGCTTTAGTGCCGTCTGCTAAGGTAATCTGAAACGTATCATCCGCCAAACCTGACTTCTGTAGGTGTTTACGCATGGCATCTCTGCCTTGCTGTGCGGCGTTTTTTCCACCAGGTATAGCGCCTAGAGCTGTAGACATTATTTTATCGCTTATAATAGATGAGGGATTATACTTGTCTAGCTTATCCCGAAGCTTCTCCCCTTTACCCCCAAATAACTTTGCATCTGCAAATTGTGCGAGACTTGATATTCCGGCAGTAAAGTAAGCAGCCACACCATTTTCTACAGCCTGTCTAGCTTCCGTAGCTTTCTGCTTACTGGACATATTAGAATTAAGCGCACTGTAGATCCCAATACCGGTACTTACTCCAGCAGCTACACCGCCCATTGCCCCGCCAGCCCCGCCTGCTCCATTGGCTATTCCATCATAGGCAGCATACCCGGCAGCGCCTGCTGTGCCTACCCCAAGGGCAGTAGACGCCGGACCTTTCCCCATACCCCCGCCTACGGTACTTGCAACCAGTATAGTACCTAGAAGATACGGATTTTCCTGTCCTAATGTGGACAGCCCACCTACTAAAGCTGACCCGCCGGCTGCACCGTTAAGTGCGCCTTGAGTGCCCTTACTTCCCCAGTTGTTATAGACACTGTAGCCACCTAAGAGTGTAGTAGCACCACCTAATACCAGGTTTGTAGTGCTCGGGCCTGTGGTATTGGCATTTGGGGTCGGGACGGCCACCACTGAGCCATCCGCTGTTTTTACACCTGTGTAGCCATTTGGTAAGGTTGTTCCAGCTGGGAGCTGTATAGCCCCTACTCCATATTGTGGCACGTCTATAGCGCCTATTTTTGATAGGCCCTCAGCTGTAATTCCCGGTACAGCAGACCCATCTACCCCATAACCTAAAAGCCCCATGTTTTTAGCACTAGAGGCCAAGGACGTTACATTGCCAGTAACCCCTACAATTTTCTGTATTGTGTTATACTGATCCCAATTCTTAGCTAAGGAGTACATATTGTACCCGCTATTAAGAAGGTCTAGGCCTTGGCCTACAGTAAGTCCAGGTGTAGATAGCTTACCATTTGAGTCATACGTAGGGGCTATAACTTCAGTAGCTCCTAAGTTCTGCCCTGTAGCAGTCTGAAAACCCTTAATACCGAGAGCTGCAATACCCAGAGTTTTCTGTGCGGAGCTCATGCCATCCCAGTTATTATAGAGCTGAGTGGCTGCATATATGGCGTTTACACCGCCTACCCCTCTACTCTTATTTGTAGGGTCTTCAAACTGTTTAGCGATCTTGTCTACTGCATCCTGTTTGGTGGCTGATAGCATGGTGTTTATAAAAGCCTTAGAGTCCTTTCTTTGCACAGCGTCTGTAAGTGACGCTAGGATATTAATATCAGATGCTGCACTAGCTATACTATCTAGCTTAGCGTTATCTTCAGCATTTAGTGCATAAAATGGGGATACCACCTCTTTTATGCCGGATACAAACTTGGCTCCTGCTGCCACGTTACTACTAGTGATAAGTGACCTATCTGCGTATACCGTGTTTCCTCTTGTATCCACACCTGCGGGGACTGTATTGGGCTGGGGTTTACTATATATTCCAGCAGTGTTCAACACACTCTCTGCCGCGTGGTCTAGGTCAGCTGCCAATGGTGCTGTAGCTGTAGACCTTAATGTCAGACCAGACGCTTTCTGGGTCTCCGCCATTTGTGGCGATAGCGTAGAGGCCATTGTTCTAGGAGTAGTAGCAGAACGTGTTAAGCTGTAGTCACTGTCTCCAGTATCTAAACTAAAATCTGGAGTACCACTACCAGTAGGGGTGTCTAGCCCTGTACCGCCCTCCACTCCGCCACCAATGCTAGAAGAGGTATCAGTAGTGTCTAGATTAAAACTATCAGGCGTAGAGACCCCAGATATAGACGTATCCACCCCAGTACCTCCAGTGGTGCCACCATCTGGTACCCCGAGATCACTATTACCACTACTAGTACTGCTTCCACTATTTTTAAAACCCCCTAAGATATTGGATATAGTAGTTGCACTTAATCCTATGCCTTGAAGTATGCTAGCTACAGTTCCAGCATCCTGCGCCTTATTGAGCATATCTTTAAATGTTTCTTCTGACTTATTCTGCTGGTCTATCGCCATACCAGTATTTAGGTTTGTCTGTGCGGCGCCTGCGTATGCTCCGGCTAAGCCAACCTGATAGTTAAACTTATCCATTGCAAACTGATTCTTATTGGTAGTATTGAACTGGTCGTTTTGAAGAGTATTACTGGCATTAAAAGTTCTAGTTTGCTGCTCCTGACCTGTAACAAATTGATTCTGCTGCACCTGCCCACTAAACGCAGTGGAAACTGGCATAGTGTTATTTTGTGTGAAGTTTGCAAGGTTCTGCTGCCCCAATTGAGAGAAGCTAACAGATGGCATTACCTGTACCTGCTGTCCTGCATTTGAGTACTCAGTAGGCGCCATCTCAGTGTTTACTCTCTGAGTAACATTTTGCCCGAGTAACTGGTCTCCATATTGAGATAGCTTTAGTCTCTCGCCTGCTGACATTAAATCAGATGCTTTTCTTGCTACAGAACTTCTGGCACCAAAGCCTCCTGCATTGGCAATGTCTGCGGCTCCAGACCTGACACCAACTTCATACGCCCTATCTTGTACGGCGTCTGGTAATCTGCCGCTGGCATAAGTTTCTGCACGCTGCCCTTGACTGGCCAGCTGTTGTCTTACGCCTGGCAGAGCAGTATCGAGCTGCTGAGTCCTCTGCTGTTGATTAAACACGTTATCAACAGAAGTTTCTTGCCTCTTCAGAGCTGATGCAGCCGGGACGTATCCCTTTAGACTCTGGAGCTCTGTGCTCATGGTGTCTAGAGCTAGCTCTTTAGAAAGGCCGTAGTTTTTTACAGTCTCTCCCCTATTAAACTCCCCATATTTCTGAGCAAACTTTTTAACGTCTGTAAATTTATACGGTGCAGACTTTATAGGCTGATAGTTAGATGTGAAAGGAGATGGGAACTGCCCAAGCATATTGGCAGGACCAAAAGCATATGGACCTACAGGGACTGCACCATATGCTCCACCGCCTGAGCTACCATACATGGCTTTATTTGGAGCCTGCTTTATGGAGCCCACATCTCCGGCTTCAGTTCTGTACTCAGTTTGACCACCTGCAAAATCTAGAGGAGATGAAGTTTTACCTTCGTAATTAACTGTCATGCCCGTAGCTTCCTGCGGGCCTATGCCTAATTTAAACTGGTGTAACCCATTTTCGGAATTTAAATACTGACCAGTTATAGTCTGACCATTAGCAAGCGTAACTGTAGGAGGAGGGCTTTTTGTATTCCCTAAAATTACTACACCTTTAGTAGTGGTAGGCCGTATTACTATTTTTCCCATATTACTCTTAAGGATTCGCTAAAGTCCTAATCCACCCAAAATGTTCACCCATTAAAAGAAACCCTATGACTGCCAGCAGTAAAACTATAACACCTGCCAATATCTTTGTATTAGTACCAACGTCTTTTCTAGTCTGTGCAAATAGTTCCTTTACAATCTCTAGTGGTATCTGGTGTCTACCTGTAGCTGCGTCCAGTAACGTATCTTTTACCTCAACTAGCGTACCGGCAATGGCATCTAGTTTTGATAGATGGTGCATATGCGTAACCATCTGATCTACATTATCGTGGGTATCCTGTAATTTGAGTGCTACGTTCATAAGCTCTTTCTTAGCCTCCACCCATGCGCCATTCAGCAATTTACAGTTTGAGCATACTCTCTCCAACTCTTCACTCATATTATATTCTTTATAGCGCCACCAGATAAAGGTACAAATACCTCCATAGGTTGACCGTTTTGTACACGTTTATACTCGTTTTCTAAATCAATGTTATTTACCAGTTGTTTGTTGGCGGCTATAGCCAAATCAGGAGCGCGGTTGTAGTTTGCGTTTATCTCTTGGCCTGCGAGGTTAAGGACATACACGTTATCAAACGGTATGTAGTCATTGTCTGTGTAAGCAGCCCTTAATCGTATTCTCCCTAAAATAGAAACCTTCACGGTTTCCGTGCACCAGGGAGCTGTAAGCCTAAATCGTCTGTATGATGGAGCAGTCTCAAGCGGAGAGTAGTCTGCTAGAAAACCTTTCAAATTGTTACTGGGGCTCACCCAGAATAACTGGACGTATCCATTTGTAGGAGTCTTAACAATTCCGGTAAGCTGCGCAAATGAATTAGCAGTATACTTTAACTGCCCTTTAGTAAGCCGTAGGTACTCTCCTACAATTTGCTCACCTTTATAGTTTGTAGTTATAATTTCTCGTCCAGTAGCATCTAGTCCCTGCACAATAATGTATGAATCTGCGTCTTCCTGACATGTAGCCAAGGCACCAATCCTGGCACCAGCAGCAAAAGGAATATCATAAACTGTAGGATAATAATTTGGGTCTTCTACTATAGCCTTGTCAGCAGGCATACAGCCATACATATCTTTAGAGCTGTGGTAATCAAACCACTTATCCCAGACAGTTCCTACCCTATCCCCTATTCGTATTTTTATAGGGACTTCTAGTTCGTATGGAATTGTTATGCAGCCCTTTTGGGCGCAAAAAGAGAATGTTCTTAAATTGCCATGTTGACCGGAGAATAACATGTGCTGCATTACTTGCTGCACAAAGCCAGGCACTGTCGGTGCGTCTACGCACGAACCTCCGCGACCATCATACTTGGCTAGAATCTCTTTGGCTTGACGAAATATTAGAGGCACTACTCATTAGCCTCCTTACTACATACAGCTACAGGAGCTAACGTAGTGTCCCCCAGAGTACCGCTGTCTGATACGCCTGTTTTGATGACTGATATTTCCTGCCCAGTAGCTGGGTCAAGATTGGGGTTATATACTGGAGCCAACACACCCTGAAGTGGTTGAGGCTGGATTATACCAGATGCTGGTGATGTGTCCGGGTCGCTGTTGGCCATGAGTTTCCTTCTTTGTAAAATACGCTGTTGTCTTTCCGCAATACGAGCACTAGATGGAGCTGCAGGCTGGGCTGCACGATACCGCTGCCCACAAGAACTGCAGCCCATCTTATTCCCTTACTGATTCAGGCAAACGCCAGCAGCTTTAACAAAGGTACTGGCCTGATTAGTTCCTCTGCTTACCAGACCGGATGCTTGTGGAACTTCACTATTAGCAAACGTGTACTGTTGGCCAGAAGCAAACCAATAACCGTACTGATAGAAAGGCAGAAGCAATCTCGCGTATGCTCCAGTCAATCCATCTCTAATAGCTAGTTTAGGGGTACTACAAAGGGGCAATAGCTGAACAGATGACATATTATTCTCCGACAAATTAAAACTAAATTATTTCCTGCTAACCCAAGGGTCAGTAGGAGTAGGCTCTTCAGTCTTACTACGCTGAAGCTTGGCCTCTACTTCTGCTGGGTACCCTTGACCACTTATGTCCATTGCTGGAGCTAAGTTAGGATTCTTGAAAAAGGGTGTACCCTTCCAACCAGCACCAATACGGGCTAAATTTTTTGCTTCGTCGTATACTTCAAGTTCTGCCATATAATTCCTTTTAAAGGTTCTACTGTTATTCTAACTAAGTTTAATGATAATGAAAATAGTCTATATTAGAAGCCGCTAAAATATGCTGAAAACTTCTGCACAATAAGACCATTAGTGTAATCATCTGCCACTATATCCGCTACTAAAGCAGCCGGCAGCAGCGCATTCCCAGTCTTTATCTTAGTCCATCCTATAGGCACTGTACCATCTAAAGAAACAAACTGCTGAATCTGGAACTGATTGCCGTCATTAATTGGGTATATGTTGTGCCAGGCACCCTGACTAAACACATAAATACCCATAAAGGAGCCAGCATTACTGAGCCTAAACCACACATTTGTAGTCTGGCTGGAACTCGGCTGTACGTTCCCTACTATTACGTTAGTAACACTGGCTGGAATCTGTACGCCAAGATAGGTAGGCAGCGCTTTTATCAGGTCTATAAAGGTTGTAAAGCAGGCGTTCTCGGGGACCCCCTGTACTACTAAAGTGCCTGCTACTAAGTTTTCTGGGTTAAACATGATGTAAATGCTCCTATACGCCAATCATTATTACACTGCCCACATAGCTCAATTTCCTTGTAATCATTACAAGATGTAACTTGCTGCCCTTGTGGCATAGGGATAGCTTTAAGTAAGTACTCATGCATCTCCCAGTACTTGCCTTCTATTGTAAACCGTAATTGTACTTTTCTAAAGCTATCATATTGAAGGCTAGACACCGGATCACAGCCGGGGTCTAGAGGGCTACCAAGCGTAAGGTCCCTGAAATTGTGGGCTGCCAGCCCATTTACGCTACAGTTGTCTGGCCACCCGCAGGAGCGCCACGGAGCAGCGTGCTCAAAGGACCCCCACTGTATGAACCTGTTGCCATGCGAAGGCTTATACTCTACGGACAGCTTAAAGTCCCCCTGCACATTCCTAAGCCCTAAATCCATAGAGTGGAGATTCTTATTAACAAACGGAGACTGAAAGTCATACTCTTTTGTGTATATGTAGGCCTTGGCATAGCGCACAGAATCTCCGTCTGTGTCGTAAGTAGTACTCGGGTTAAACTCATACAGCGCGTTTACTGATAGCTCATCTTTGGACATGACAAAGCACCTGCCATTGACAGTTACCATGTCCATAGGGCTTACCCCTGTCCATAGCCCAGGCCATATCGGAGCAGTGTCTTTGCCAAGAGTTGCAAGGTTATCAAGCTCAAGCACGGCAAACCCGGCATTTGCAACGTCAAACGTGGGTACTCTGGCTCTTGAATAGCTTGTAACTCTGTGCGGGTTTACCGTAGTAAATACCTTATTTCTAAAAGTACCCATAACGCTAAAAGGTATAAGGGCATCATCTGAATACTTGAGCCAATTCATCACCTCTCTAGACAGTGGAACCTGTGCCCACTTTTTCTGCTCCTGTCTGGACATTGATATTGTGCGTACTTGCCCGTCATTGCCCAGATAGAATAAATCAGAATTTATATGAGTAAGTGAACGCGGCCCTGCTATGCCACCCGTGGCTACAAGGCATGAACCAAACGGTGTGGTCTCCCATGTAGTTCTAGGATTCTGTGAATTGTAAGAAAATATCTGCCTGTCAGTACCTATTATGAGTGGGCCAATGCCAGTAGATGTATCTGTAAACTCTAAGAACGTCATAGCCGTTATCTGGCTATTAAACGTATTTGTAGTGAGTTGAAAAATCTGTCCAAAGAAAGAGCCGGCCGGAGCAATTACTTCCTCAAACGATATAGGAGCATTAGGTGTAGCTAAGGACCCCGTAGGGTCGCCGGCTGTAAACTCCCCGCCTGCATTAGCTATAAAAGAACGGTTCTGATTGTAGGCACTAAGAACAGATACTGGCATCTCGTAGGCTGTAGGATTGGTACGCCTTACAGCTATGCCTTCTAGAATCACAGGGTAGTTTGGGTAATCGTGCACCACTATAAAGCGGTCGGCATTTGACCAGTTGAGACGTGGGGTATTCTCGTTAAGGGTATCTCCGTTTGGGAGCGATAGTATTGTGGTTACATACGTATCAATATTAACCAGATACATTATCCCGGCTATTATTATTATAACGTAATTGTCTGGGCCTATTGCGTAGGGAATAAGAGCTTGAAATCTACCTGTTCCAAATATCTCAGTGTAGGGAACAATGACATTGTTTCCTATATCAATACCAGCATCAGGAATCTGTAAAGTTCTTTTGTCCAGTCCCCAGCGCGGAGTAGGTACACCATTTTGAATTGATATATTTATACCGGCATAAAAAGAATTTGCAGGTACGAGCGAGGGAAATTTTGAAGCGTCCTGCCCCCCTAGAAATGTATTAGTGCCATCCGTAACAATTGAGTCTGCCACATTCTATTTTTCAAAAGGAGTTAGAGTTTCATCTTTCACATACAATACAGGAACTGCAGTAGACTCTTCCTCTGGTTGCTTGCCTACACGAAAGTTCTTTTTACCAAGTCTAAGTCTGCGTGCTATGTGGCCAATGGGTCCACGTAATATTTGAGCAGTAGCAGGAGCCGCAGCATCCAGAGCATTAAACTCTTCCTCAGTAATCTCTGTCACATTGTCACCTGCTGGGATGTTGCTTGTTACTTTTGTAGAAGACCCGGAGTCCTTATCCCCGACAACTCTTGTATACACATGCCCAATACCAACCTGCACTTCTCCGGTTGAGATGTTGGAAAATTTATAAAACTTGATATCTACTGTCATAGCGGTACCTCAGTACTCTTATTTGGTTTATCCTTAACAGCTACTGTACTAATTGTTGCCTTGTACATCTTACCTGCCTGCTTTGCGTTACGCATGGCCACCCTCTCTGCTGGGGTAGCTTCCCTATCTTGTAGGTGTTTAATATGCTCAGCAACGCGTAGCTCTTCTTTTTCCCGCTTTTTAGTCTGTGCAGCTGTCTCTACTAGCGTGATACCACCGTACTCTGTTTTATCTATCTCTACTGAGCTTTCAACATTTGGTTTAATCTCTATAGTCTTCTCTACAGCTTCATCACTTATAACAGTTTTGTAGCCGTGGAGTATGGATGCTTTAGTTTTATGTAATATACACGTGTATATAAACCCCATCCCTTTAGACTCTTTGGAAGTATTAGGATCTGTGAATTTATAATATTTAATCTCTATTGGCATATTGTGCTACCCATTTATTCTATAGATATCTACCCATCCACTAATCAGAAAGCTGGTCTGTGTAAAAACCGTCATACCCTCATTCTCGTAATCCCCTACTATAGTTCTATATGATAAACCTAAAGTAGTAGCAGTAGTACCAGGAGGAAGTATAGCCAACGCCTCTATAGTACCTTGATGGTAGTTTAATGGAAAATTAGGAGCCAAAGCAGGTAAGTATGAAAAAGTTGCTTCCGGTACTACAGGGAACCCGCTTATTACTTTACTATCGCCCAGTACATCCGTGTACACTATTTTACCACCTGTCCTGGTATTGACGTTACCTACACTCCATGACGCCTCTATTTCGTGGTATACAGTACCTATTTCTGACGTACTAGCAGGTGACATACCAAAATCAGCGTTACTGGCTACGCTTAGCGTAGCTTTTGCGGCATAGTATCCAGATAAACAATCAGCACCAGATATATCTACAGGAATTACATCTGCGTCTATAACGGCTTCAAAATAGTAATAGGATTCATCTACTGTAACAGGCACATTGTATACGTAGGACCCTATATTTAATCTGAATAGAGGAGGCTCACATAGGCTAGCCTGCACCACGGCATCAAGAGCCGAAACCCTATCGTCTACTAACTCACAGCACCCAATCCTACAAACTTGAGTACCAGTCGGCATTGTAACATTAGCACCAGGAACTGGAGAGATAGTACCTGTGAGACTTGTGCCTGTAGGAGTGCCTGTTACTGTAAGTCTGGTTTTTGGGAGTCCTGTAATCGCTGGATACCCTGCAATTATCAATACATCATTTGTAGTATACCCAGTTGAGTCATTTACATATAGGGTATAAGACGCATTACCGTTTGTGATAGCTAATGGCGCTGTTAGCCTTGTACAAAACGGCTCAAGTCCTAGCGGTATGGTACCTACAGCGTTAGTACCTTGAGGAGACGTACCTTCAGGTATCCAGCCATCTTGAGGTATTATAAGCGTAGAGGGCTGACCAGTAGAGTTACATACGATAATAGGACCATTAGTAACTGCGTCTCTATCACACGGACTTACTGATATAATAGTAAGGCAGTACTGGTACTCTCCAATAGAGGTAAGTGCTATTACAGATGTTCCAGGAGTAATACCTTCACCATCGTTACAGATGGTAATAATATCATTTGGCTTAACGTCATCTACTCTATAGAAACCTGTACCAATCTGCACAGTATCCCCAGCAGACACCCCGCTGGTAGTAGTAAGTGTTATATCTATGCAATTGCCATTGGCAGGAGCTGTAAAGTCAATCTTTACGCAAGCCGTATTTGAATCAACTTCAGGAGCAGGCGGAGCTGTATTTATAAATTCTGAACAAGCAGGGACAGCAGTACCGACAGCAGCATTGCCTGTATTGCAGTGATTAAGGATAGTGACTTGTTGGAGCCCAGAATCAAATGCCGTAACCTCGAAGTACCCATACGATTCACTCCATAGATATGAACCAATTGTAATGCTTACAAGTCCTGGAATACTAAGTGTTGCGCTGAACCCACACGCTGGGATGTTCCACGAGTTTGCAACTTTGAGCGCTTGGGCAAACTGATTAATTATAATCTTCTGGGTATTTGATTCCTGACATGCCGGTACACATGCATAGAAAGGAAGAGGGCTACTTGGTACGGAATTGCCTTGACAGCCACCACCGGGTGAACCACCACAGGGGTCCATAGACGCTATACAGCCACAATTAGAATTTGACCCACAGGTTGTGCAACTCATTAGTTAGTCTCCATAGCTCTCTATCTTACCTGATATTCAAGATGCAGATGCTCATTATCGGTGCCTTCCGCTTCCAGTATAAAATCAAAATCCTCTCCCAGTGCAACTCTGCAGTCGTTTATTGCCCCACCCTTAAAGGACGGAATTATATGCTTACTTCTAATGTCTACCGCTAAGCCACTATAATGAAGAGACCCATTCATATGCGCACCTCCGGTCCCTTCTGTTACCACTAATTCTACATTATACTTAGTAAAAACACTATTGACTATAATCAGCCCAAGCAGGATTTCGGGCCTTATCCTTGCTATCTCTGCCCCTGATTTAATAGATACGGTCATTTACTAGCCAGCTCCAAGTAGTGCTAATAGTGAACTTCCTGCGCTATGGTCTCCCTGGTCAAAGCCTATATTCCATCTATAGTCATATATTAAACCTGAAGGCACATACTGCATATCTAATGCTGGGGAGCCAGCAGAAACTCTCAAGTCTCCGTTTGCTGGGTCTACTAATAAAGGGTTTGCTATAACATCACTATTACCCAGTACTGCGTTAGTAGCATTTGTAGTATTATTCCAAATGTTGCTTGCGAAGCTCATCGGCCTTGAAATATTATCACTAGTTACACCTGTAGTGCACCCGTTTATTATACATGCGCATACCACAGACCCCCCTCCAGCATTACAATCTATTCCTGTAGTGCAGTTAGTAATGGTACAGTTAGTTACGCTGCTATACGTGGATAGGCGCATCCCGACCGTACATGCTCTAGCTATACAGTTGCTTATAGTAGTACACA